GGGTGATCATGCTGCCCTCGCTCATTGGCTGAAGATCCCGTTGGCCTTGTCGAACGACACGGTGATGTCGCCCAGCCGCCCAGCCTCGGGCTGGTAGCGGATCTTCTTCACCATGACGGCGGTGGTCGTATCGAAGCGGGGATCGCCGGCTCGGGCAATGACGACGCCGAGGTCGGCTTTGTTAGCGAAGTGCGAGCTGTCCGAGATGTCGTAGAGGCTCAGCCGGTCGGGATCCTTCTCGGCACCGCTCTTGGACGGATGCGCCACGAGGACCACGAGGCAGTCGAACCGACGACCGAAACTCTTGAGCATCTTGATCGCCCGGCCGGTGTATTCCGTCGAGGTTTCATCGCGGCGCTTTTCGTGCTCAATCTCGTTCCAGGGATCGACCACCAGCATCCGCATGCCATGTCGGATCACGGCGGTTTCGGCGCGCTCCAGCAGCCACGCCATGTCGTGAACCGCTTCGTCCTCGGGGTCCGGCGCAATGAAGACGAAGTGGTCCTCAATCCATGCATTGGACCGCTCGCGGTCTTCCAACGACCACATGTGCCGGGGCTTATCGAGCATGGCCGCAGCGAGAGTGCCCGTGACGAAGGGACGAACACGCATCTCAAAGCTGGCGATGCCGACCGTCCACCCGTAGTTTTTCGCCATATTGCTGGCGAGCTGATTGGTCCACGTCGACTTGCCGCCGCCGGCCTTGCCCGTCACGACCATGAAAGCCGGGTAGTAGAGGCGGAGGTGGGGGTCGAGCCGCCCCCAACCGGTCGAGAACGTCGTCAGTTCGCCTTCCTCGGGGAAATCGCTGAGCTTGTAGACCCCCGACACGGGGTAGGGCTTGGCGGCCGAGATGATACGTATGACCTCGGCCTGCCCGTGCTTCAGCAGCACGTCGTTGAGATCCTTACAGCCCTCGGGGTAAGTGACGAACAGGCACCGAACCCGGCCAAGCCGCCGGACGAGTTCGGCCGCCAGTCGCTGGCCTGGCTCGTCGCCATCCGTGGCGATGACGATGCGCTTGACCCGACCGAGGCGTTCAAGGTTGTTCGTGATGTAGCGGTATTTCTCGTCCGTCGCAGGGTCGAGGTCGGACGTCCCGTCCGGCACCACGATGAGGTTGCCGTCCTTGTCGCGGGCCGGCGGGGCGCCGTCAGGCACCGACACCGCGAAGGGATAGCCCGCTTCAATGGCCGAGAGGCAATCCATCTCGCCTTCGGTGATCACGAGCGCCGCGCGCCCGTCGATCAGCATGGGGTCGTCGATCACGTCCGCGTTGAAGAACGTCTTCCGGCTATTCGGCTTCTGAGCGAAGCGCTTGCCGGCCATTCGATACTTCTCATTGACGACGTTGCCGCCGTCCACGAAGGGAAACACGATGATGTTGCCGGCGGGGTCGGCCTCCACGACCGCCTCATCGCCAGTGGCAACTCTGCGTCCGCTGAAAATCCCGGTATGGATCACGGTTTCGGGGCTGATACCCCGACCCTCGAACCACCGGACGACTGCTGGATTGAGCGCTGTCATAATAATCGCCGCCGCTGAAATTGCAGTTGTGGCAGAAGAACCTTACCCCAGTTCGGTCTATTGTGACAGACAAACATGGGTCTCGTCGGTGTTTTCTTGTGGCCGAGCATTGCGGACACAGCGTCTTTTTGTTGCCGTCGCTCGTGGAGCGGAGAGTGATGTGGCGATCCGCCAGAATCTGTGAGGCTGTCTTCATGCCGTCTGCGCCCATTCAAGTGGCAGGGTCCTTTCGGCATCGTTTTCCTGGGGTGCGAACCCATCGAACCGTCGCTTGCTGAGCCAGCGCTCGGCATGGATGGTCCGATAATCCTTCTGCTGCCTGCACCAGATCCTGAACCTTGGCGCAGCAGCGATTGCCTTTTGCCGGTCCTCCGGGCCGAGCTGTCGCCAAGCCTTCAGCGCCTCGGCCTTCGACATGTTCTGGTCGGTGGGGTAAGCCTTCCACCAATCCTCGAAATCTGAAGGGTAGTCGATGCGGGTCCGAACCGACTTGCTCGGTTTCGGACAAGGAGAACCTTTAGGTTCTCCCTCTTCCTTATCTGTATCTACTCTTATCTTATCTAGCGTTCGATCGCGTTCGGTCTGCGTTCGGGTGCGTTCGCTTTCGTCACCCGCAGGTTCGGCATTAACCGAACGGTTTCGCTTGTTCTCTCGCCAAGCCTTTGCTCTTTCAGCAGAATTGTCCTCTCGTAGGGGCTGCCTCTTGTCCCAGCCGGTCAGCCGCGATCCTTCAAGGGTGCGACCTTCCATGGCCACCCGGATGTCGGCAACGTGCTGGGGTTCGGCGTCGATCGCTATGGCGACGGACTCGTCATCCCACCCTTCAAGACACCCGCGTTCGGATGCGTTCGCTTGCGTTCGGTGCGATTTCGTTACGTTCGTCATCATGTGGACGAACACGGCGATGACTTCGGATACGGGACGGCCAGCGCGCTTCGCGATGACGCGAAACTTCGGGTCCGTGACCATGTCGTCCCAGAGGCGGCACCACTGGCTCAAGGCGGCGACCCTCCAGCACGGCGCTGGCGGCGCTCCTGAGCCATCGGCACCACGTTGGCGCCGAACACCTGAGGCATGAACGCCTCGGCGAATGCGTACCAAGCCTGAACGGCCTGCAGTCCATCAGCCGACAACAACGAGTCGTCGGCCTGCTGACGGGCAACGGCGTAGCGCTCCCAGAGAGCGCGCGTTTCGGCCGTATGCCTAAGCGTCGGGCCGTCCTCGCTCATGGGGCCTCTCCAGACGTGGTGGCGGCGGGCAGTTCGCCAGTCTCGGCAAACACCCTCAAAGCCGGCAGCAAGTTAGCCACCATCTCCTGCGTGAGATGCATGCGGGTCTGCTGATTACCGTTGAAGTCCACATCGACACCGAGCCAGATGCAGTCCTCAGTAGCCAGGGAGCTTTTTTGCAGCGAGCATTTCTGCCTATAGCGGTCTTTGAAGTCGCTAAGGGCGAAGCCACGGTTTGTCGTGCGGGACTCGCTCATGGTGCCTCCCCTTGCGTGGCGGGGGGGGCGCGAGAGATTACAACCCAGGATCCGTAAGCGTTCCTGATCTGATCAGCCCAGCCGCCCGATTTCTTCTCGGGATTGTAAGCCACTGGCGGCGTTCCAAGCCGGCCGTCGCTGTTCGGCCGCATCCATGTGGTCGTGACATTGGTGACGCGACCCTTCTTGCCATCAGCAAACTGAATGATGTCGCCCTGATGCACGCCGGCCATGTCGCAGCGCAGCCGGTGCATCTCGGCTTCCTTGGCCGCCAGCTTCTGTTTCGCGTTCGCAAGCTCGCTCTCGAGGATGCGGTATCGCTTGAGCAGACCTTCTGCGCTCATCACGCCGTCTCCTCTTTCGTGGTGGGGGTGGGAGGGGCGGGGAGCTCGCACCATTTAAGTGGGCGCCGGTATTGCCCTACGGCGCCGCGCCAAGATCCATGGACCCCGTCGCTGAACCAGTGCATGTCGACGACCTTCTGTGGCTCGTCGAACTCGACGCAGAGAACGCACGTCCCGTCCTTCGGCGCGCTGGCGATATCGCGCCATCCGCCTTCCGCCATAGCCCGGTCATGGAATGGGGAGGACATGCGGGCCAAGACGGCGGCGCGGGCGCTCAGAGCACGTTCGATGGCCGTATGCCGAGCGTCCGCCTGAGCCGATGGCATGTAATGAAGGGCGTCGCAGGCCTTCTCAAGTTCGTCGATCAGGTGCTCGTTCGACGGGTCAGTCATGGGACGTGCCCTCCGAGAGAGCGGCGGCCACTCCCCCAACGCTCGGCAGAGGCATCCAGGCTTTCACGAAGCGCACGAAACCGCCAAAAGACGCACCGTGTGCATTGCCGATATCGACGTATTCACCATCGGTCACTAAAATATGACCACTATGGCCTGGGATGTTGGCGGTGCTCTGCCAACCCGAAATTTTGCGCTCATTTGCGGCGATGGCTTCGCGGTCACAAAGCCTTTCTCGCAAGATGCGCAGGACCAGATCAATATTTTCAGCGACACCAGAGACCGACGCTTCAGGATATGATTTTAGCGCGTCGATCCCTTTTAGGGCCACAGCTAAGAACTGATCGCTCTTTTCGTCGAAGATCTTTTCAACCATCGACGGCTTCCCCCAAAATCGCATCAATCATGATGCCCCAGTGCGCCATGGCTCCCCGACTATCATCGGTATGTTCCAGAAAAAGGTGATCGGGAACGCTCCGCAGGGCACCTATGGCCGCCTTGGCAAATCCAACATAGTGATGCCACTCGCGGTCAGCCTGATCTTCGCAATGGGCCTGCCAAGCATCAGTGGCAGCAAGGCCATCACCAGCAGTCGAGGTCTGGGCATGGACGCTCATTGCCCGGGCGACACGCTCAATCATGGTCATATCGGTCACGGAAACACCTCGCGAAGCATGGCAAAACGTGATAGCTTATAGCACAACCGGCCATACACCGGAAGGACTTTGACATACAGAAAGGCCAGAAAGTTGACCGCTCTCGCATTTTCGCGGACAGAGCCGTTCATGGGACGGAAGCTGCCAGACCACACCATCACAACCATCCGGCTTGACCCGGAGGTGATGACGCGCGTCACGAAGCGGGCGGGGTCACGAGGCCGGTCCGACTTCATCCGCAAGGCCATCGCCAAGCTGCTAGACGAGCTTGACGAAGAAGATGCGGCTGTCGCTGAAGCGCTGGAGAAGGTCCGGGCAGCTCGCGCCAAAGCCCCCAAGCCCAAGCCCGAATAGCTCATGGACGGGCTCCCGGCTTCCGAGCGGCTTCGATGTCAGCCTTCACGACAGCCTGCCAGCCATACCCCCTGAATTGCCTGCCTTTGATGCAGGCGTTGATGATGCTGGTGCGGCTCGCAGCCATAGCGCGGCCAGCCTCTGATGCAGAAGCAAAAAGCCTTCCATCGCTCCGTTTGATCGGGATCACATGGCTACGATTATCCGATTGCTGTTTCGGCGTGGCCCACCGGCAATTTGCAGCTGAGTAGGGGCCATCGTTGTCGATGCGGTCCAAGCTAGCTGAAGGAGTAGGCTTAAGCCCCATGTCGGCCAGAAACGTCTCAAAAGAAACGCGCCATTCTGAACTTACCTTGATCCCACGCCCACCATATCGGTGGTATCGACTGTTATGGGGATTTTCACATCGCGATATCGCACCGGACCAGCTTTTGAATTCTGGCGTACACGTATTGCCGACGCATGCTCCATGCCTCAACCTGCTACCGATAAACTTATCCTCAGGAAGACACCCGCACGATTTCTTTATCCCCGCCTTCAAGTCGTAAGATGCAGTTTGTGATGTGCCACCGCAATCGCATTTGCAGAACCACAGAATGTTGCCCCCGGCCGTTCGGCCGCACGGGTACAAGGCGGTGAGCCTGTTGAACTTTTGGCCCGTAAGCGATTTAGCCCAGGCTGCAACACTCACTTCGGCAGGAGCGCATGTCATAATTTCCTCCTATACTGTTGTAGCCGCAAAAATTCCGCTTGGACCAGACGGTAGAGATTAGGATAAACTTCGACAGAAAATCTTCGTGCATCCGCCATCCCTGTCGTGTTCTTCGCCATGATCGCTGCACAGGCCATGTCGTCTATGACGGTCTGGCTGGGCTTGGGGATGTCGTGGGGCCAGGTCATTGATCGACCTCCACGAACATGCGCCGGGGCGGGAGCGCCGGCATGGGATGAGTTTGGCGCTTGGACGAACGCGGGAAGCCCGCCGACGTGATTGTCTTGGCCGGTGCTGCCTTCGCCCCGATGGCGGCGATCTTCTGCCGCTTCGCCTTGGTGATGGCCGCCATATCAGCCACGGTCTTGTCGGTGGCGCAGGCAACGTGCGCCGGGCCGCGATTGGTGAGGTCGTTCGTGCCGCCGAGAGCCAGCGGCCGGATATGCTCGTCAATCCACTTCTGCCCGACCTGGATCGGCAGTTTGCAGAGGCAGCAAATCCCCTTATGGTTCTCGAACATTTTGAGCCGCTGCGTGGGGGTTAGGGCTTTGCGCGGGGTGGTGCCGACGTCGGTGCTCATCGACGTTCCTCCCGAAGGCGGTTCAGCACCTTGACGACGGTGCTCTCTCGGCAGCAGCAGGAGTCAGCGATGTCGACGCTATCCATGACCCCGGTGGCCCAGAGCCGTTCGATCATGTCGTCGCGGACAGCCTTCGTCATGCCGAAGGGGTTCTTGCCCTTGAGCACTGCCTGGTGGACGCGGAAGCGGTGATAGGCCTGAGTGCCTACTGCTGGGACGAGGCTCATGCGACCCTCCTACCGAGAGAGGACATGGCCGGGCCGTCGACCATCTCGTAGACCCGCTGGCGCAGAGCGTCCGGAGCGGTGCATAGCCACCGATCAGCGATCAGCTTTGTGGCGTCGTCGAAGAGCTTGCCGAAGCGGGTTTGGTCGCAACTCGCAAACGCGATGGAGCGGGTGACGTAAACGACCTCGCCCGTCGCAGCGTTGATGACAGGCTCGCATTCGCCCAGACCGATCTTCACCGCCGTGAGCGCCGCTTCGACCGTGGGAAACTCCTCGCCGTTCTCGACGAGAAGGCTCAGCAGCGAAAAAAAGAGCCGGTGCTGACGTGGGCTGCGAGGCGTCTTCACCTCGACCAGCACCTCGCGACCCTGCTTCACTTGGCGCAGCGCTTCGGCCGCGCCGTCATCGGCGGGGATCAGGCCGCCGTTGTGTTTGACCATGGCGATGGCGCTCATGCGGCCTTCTCCTGGCTGATCAAGCGCTTCTGATCGGCGCACACCTGACTGAGGGCGGCATAGTGCGTGTCGCCCTTCGCGATCCCATGCGCTTGACGGGCGCCTGCCTCGGCTACCCACCACTGTTCAATGGCTGCCGCCGTGCTGAGACACCTGACGTGGTCTCGCGCCTTGGTGACGTAGACCGTGGCGGAGTCGATGCGATCATTCGCGGGCTTCTCGGCCTGCCGCTCGTGCCGGATCTCGGCCTCAACCTCACGAATGTATTTGCTGTCGTCGAACAGCCCCATGTGAACGTCGGCCGACATGCCGAGGTGCTTCATGGCGTTCCCGAGCGCGTCGGTGAAAGCCTTCTTGAACGCCTCGTCGTCGTTCTCCCAGCGTTCAGGACGGTTGTATTGCTCACTCGCCTTGATGTGAGTGATGATCTTGTCACCACCCACGCCAGGAATGTCGCCCGAACGCACGCCGTCGTGCACATACCAAAGGGTCAACCAGCAGAAGACCATGACCTCCTTGTTGTCGCCCGGCACGATCTGAAACTGAGGCTGCGAGAAGCCCCAGCCGATGCCGACCGGCCCGAAAGTCTCGGTCATCTTCTGCTCGGTGTAGACGGGCTTGATCGCCGTCCCGGCGAATCCGCCGCCGCGCTTAAACTTCTTGGTCTGGCTCGGGTCCGTGCGGCCGAGCATGTTCCAGAGAGCGAGATTGTCGGTCATGCCGCGCTCCTCACTTCGTCGATGGTGAAGCCAGCGATGGCGCGGATGCCGCGGTTCACGTCTTGCTGGGCGCGCTCAACGAGCCAGCCGCGCAAATCGTCGGCCCAGAACTCCGCAGCGTGGCGCAGGGCGGCTTTTCCGTCCGTTAGGCTGGCAACATGCCGGGTGCGCAGAGAAACCGCCCTAGCGCCTCCCTTGGCCTGCGCCTTGTCGTTTCCAGCGCGGGTCGCGGCACGGTCAGCGGCATCAGCCTGCACCGCGAGGCTTTCAGCCCGAGCGCGGCTCGTGACGTCGTCGGAGTGCGAGGTGGCAAACGCCGCCTCCGCCGCCTTCCGAGCCTCATCGGCCGCCTTGGCGGCTTCGGCAGCCACCCGGCGCTTCTCATCGTCCAGCTTGATCAGCCAGACTGTGGTCGCAGCCTTGCAGGCCTCAGCGATCAGAACCGCCTTGCCCTTGCCGGCCTTCGTATCGCCAATCAGGGGGTGGTAGCGGTCCTGCACCTCCTTCTTCGCTTCGTCGAAGGGCTTGACCTCGTCTTTGCGACGGCTGTCTGCAGTGGCGAGAGCCTGCCTCGCCATATCGAGCAGCTTGGCGACGGCGTCGGCCTGCTCCTGCGAGCTGATAGGCTCGCCATCAAGGAAGTTTTCAGCCTCAATCCAGAGGCCTTCGATCTCCTCGACTGAAAGCTCATAGGGAGTCGGGGCAGGGGGCGCATTGTCCCCCACGACGGCGCGCGGGTTCTCAGCGTCCATGGCTGGCCTCCAGGGCGTCCGCCCGCGACAGCACATGATCGGTCAGCAGAGAGAGGCTGTGCGCCATACCGCGCAGCTCGCTAGCCGTCCGAACGCGCGAGTGCTCAGGGCACACGGTCCTGATGCGCTGGGCGAGATCGTCCACTTCACGGCGAAGATTGTCCGTCCGGTTGATGATGGCCATTTCGAGATCGGTTGCGGTGGTCATGGCTCAGATCTCCACGCCAGCGGCATCAGCGTAGAGATCCAAGATCTCCTGCTCCTCGTCGCGCTTGGCTTTGTCCTCGCCCATCATCTTGAGCAGGCGCTTGAGGACTTTGACATCGAAGCCTTCCCCACGGGCCTCCGACCACATCTCTTTGGCCTCTTCGCGGATCGCTTTTGCATCCTCGGCCAAGCGCTGCCCTCGCTCCAGAAAGGAGCGGATACGTTCCCCACCCACGTTGTGGCCCATCGCGGATTTCGTGCTATCTGTGTTCATGCGCGTCACTCAGGTTGACGTGTTAGCCTTGGCCTCGCGGTCTCAGTCGTGGGGCCAAGGCACCCCACGCCGCATCTCGGACGCCGCTGGGGCGGCTAGAACGCTTCCTCGAGCCAACCGCCGCCGTCGCGCTTGGCGCGGGGCTTCATGGCGATGAAGCGAAACGGGTATTGGGCCGCGGCCACCTTGATCTTGACCCTGGCGTCGTCCTGCCAGTGACCCTTGACCTCGTGCGCCTCGAGTCGGCCATCCGACAGCATGACGAGGAAGTCGGGGGTATACCGGCACCCATCGGCGAGCCTCAGCGTCACGCCCTCAAAGCGATACCAAGCGATCTCGCCCCCCTGCCGGCGAAGCTCCAGCAACACGGCATAAGCCGCCTCCTGCTTGTTCATCTCGCCGATCTTGAGGCGACCAAGAGCCTGGAGGGCCGGCTTCACGCGTGGCCATCCAGAAAGCTCACCCGCGCCACGCTCCCGATCGCGCCAGGCGTAGAGCCGAGGCCGAGGTCGCCAGTGATGCGACGAGAAACGGACGGGATGGACGGGGTCCAGTCGACATCGACGGTCGGTTCCGAGACCGTCTCAGGCTCGACGGCAGGAACAGCCACGAGCGCATAGCGCGCCGGCTTATTCCCGTTGGAAATCCGCTTGACACGATCCGGCAGATCGCTCCGCTCGAACTTGCCGTTGATGTAGGTGAAGCTGCTCTGGATGGTGTTCGCGCTAGCGACCCACCCTTCATCGTGAACCTTCGCCACGATCTCCGAAAGCAGCACACCGGCATCGCCACTGGCACGCATTAAATCGACAGCGATCGTTTCGCGCGGGCTCAGTTCAGTGGCGGTGAACCGGCGGAACGGCACATATCCCGGCGCCGACTTCCAGACCCGCATGATGGTGCATTCGTTGCGGTCGAAGAGCTTGCCAGCGGCAGCCGCCGTCATCGTGCCGCGAGCGGTCAGAATGCGTTGCCGTTCAGCGTCGAAGATTTTTCTGCAAGAGCACATGGCGATCAGCCTTGAGCGAGTATCGTTGATGTCGGAACGGGCTATCGCCCATCCAATTTCTCTTTGACGGCAGCTCGGATGAAGTGCGCCGCGCTACTGTATCTGCCAATGCAGGCCAAACGTATCGCCTCATGCTCCGCTTTCGACACGCGAACCCACAAAGGTTTGGGGTTTGCCGATCGACGTTGCCCTCGACGAGGCAGATCCATGGCCTCGCGATAGAGGTCTAGTGAGTTACGAGACGCCTCTAGCTCGACGCACATCTGCCGATAGGTCATGCCGGACAGATAGAGGCGCTTGAACCGATTGCGGAAGTCGGGGTCATACATGCGACCACGTTGCCGCTTCGGAACAGAGGGTGCGGTCAATACGGCTCGTGCCGCCTTCCGATCAGCCCAGCGCTCGATGAACTCAGCATCGACGCCGACGCCCTGATTTCTGGGGTGAATGATGTCGTTGTCGAGGCTCATCACAGCGTCCCCATGTGCAGGGTCGCCCACCTGTCGCCAGCCGGCGGCACGATCTCGTGGATGTCGGACAGCGCAGCGGTGCGAACACGATGGCCGATACGCACGCGGCCCATGTGAAGCCCGGCGATCTCGACGCCAGCGAACTCCCCAGTCCACTCCTTGCCGTCCAGCATGACGCGGACGGGCGACCCTAGGCGGGTTGTCTGCGAGGCGATGGTCAACCCCACCCTCCCGTCATCTCAGACAGAAGGGTAGATGCTTCCGCTATGACGGCTTCGAGCCGCCGAACAGACGCAGCATCCGGCGCCGCACCCATTTCGCTAGCGATCGCCAGCTCGTGACGAAGCCCGGCGATTTCCCTCTCGATGTCGGCGACGGCGTAGGCGGAGAGACGGGCACGGAGGTTCTCATCAATGCGTTTCGCCCTGTCATACACGAGGTTGAAGAGCGTGCCCGGCATCACACCCATAGCGCGGGCGACACGGGCGCGAGCGGCTGTCAGCGTGCCGCCATTGCGGTCGCGCTCTCGTCTTTCGAGCCCTTTTATGAGCCCTTTGGCTTGCCCGATATGGGTGATCGCGCTCATGCGGCGGCGCTCCGGTTGATGCTTTGTCTCTGGCTGGTGGATGCCCATGCAATCGGACCCATGCTCATATTCCTCTCGTGAAAGAGGAGGTCAGGCATGGAGGACAGCATCGGCGGAAAGCAGTTGGATATGTTCGAGCAGCTGGGGGACGTCGCGCGCGACTTGGCAGAAGGGTTGCGACGACCCCAGGCTTCGAGCGTGGTCATGCCACCCTCGCGAATTCGCCGAAAAGCTCCAAAGCCTTCGCGTTGTAGGCCGCCTTGGCTTCCTCTGCGGTTTTGAAGCATCCGAGTTTGTAAAGAACGTTGTTGCATCGGATGGTCGCTGACCACCCCACACGCTTGCCCTTCAATCTAACGCCCTTATAAGGGTTAGTCGATTTTGGCTTTCGACTGTTAGCCTTATTTTGCGAATACGTAGCCAAACGCAGGTTTGAGATACGGTTATCCGTGCCATTCAGGTTGATATGATCAACCTGCATGTCTGTATCAGAACCATAATGAAATAGCCAAGCCAGTCGGCTTGCTCTCAGCATCTGATTGTCAAACCTGATGACTACGTATGCCGTGTATTTCTTTTTATCACGGTTTTCGTAGCCAGCTCGTGTGCCAACGAGAGAGCGTGAGTTTTTCTGCTTGATCCACGTAAAATGACCCGTGTCTGGGTCATAAGACAAAAATTCCGACAACCTAGCCAGAGACGGTAACGGATGAGCTTTCAATCAGACCTCCCAGGAACGGATGACGAGCTGCGGTCGTCCGAGGGGCAGAAAGGAAAGCTGCGGAGAGCCAGGGCGGCCCTCGACGCAGCCAAGTTGCCGGCGGGTAGGGTCGCCGGATGGGGATCACAGGCCAGGATTAGGCCTGCAAAGCACGGAAACGCGTTCGTCGTGACGCGGCGGAGAGACTGAGGCATTACAGCCACCCCAGCACACGAGCAGTCCAAGCAATGCAGATCCACGGCCCGATGGCCGCAATTGTCCAGATCGCCAGCCGCTCAGAGAGCGGCGCGAGTTCGATGTGAGGCTCGGGCTGCATCACAGCACCCGGGTCCGATTGGCGTCAATGATCGTGATCTCGGCGCCAGCCTGAAAAAGCTGCGCATTGCGAGGCTTGACGATGAACTGCACGTAAGTGCGCCGCAGGCTCTCACCGACGATGAACCCGACAGAAATACCGGCGAGCAGCAAGCCGATGCTGTGAATGGCGCTGCCGAAGTGGTCGGCAAGGGACAGGAAATAGGTCACGCGACGCTCCGATTGGTTTTGCGGGGCACTGCCCGCTCTTGCCAGAGGTCAGAGAGATACGAAGGGAGTTCGCCGCGCAGATCAGCTTCCTGCAGCGCAAGGGCTGCATAGACGCCAGCGGGCGGGTTCCAGTTGGTTGGAGTGCAAGCGAAGCTCACATGCCCCGCGCTGTATCCGGCGATCTTGGCCATCTTGGACGGGCCGCCGAACGCGGCCTTGATCCTTGGACCCATATTTTTACGCACCTCGACCCACTCCTGCTTTGTTGGTTCAGCAGGGAGCCAGTCGATGCGCCTGTCGATCGCGTCGAGCATGACGCGCCAGACCAAGGGAGATGCTTTGAACCAATCACGGCCCAGAGCCTGTCCAGCGAAAATCCGATGGATCATCGCCTCACGGGCGAAAGATCCTGGCAGTGTCGCTACAATTTCAACGCCGTGAGGATGCCAATTACCGATCGCGAGGCTGCGACCGATCTCGTCCTGAGATGTACCGACGCGCACGGGACCGCCATCTACCGGCTGAACGAAATATACGACGCTCACGCCGCCGCTCCCACCTTCTGGACGGGCTTCGGCTTCGGCATTGCCCAGTCGGCTAGACTGACTTTGCCGTCAGTCAAAGCTTCAATGCGGGCGATCGTGGCCGCATCTGGCTCCCGATTGCGGGCTTTCCACTTGCGCAGTCCCGACAGCGAAACGCCGAGCTTTTCAGCGAAGTGCTGGTCGGGGAGGCCGCTGGCCTGGATGAAGGACTTGAGCTGCATGGCCCATAGGTTACCCGGAATGGGCAACATTGCAAGCCCAACTTGGGGAACGACAACAAAAAGATCGGCATGCATGTCACCCGTCATGGGCAACAACCTTCGTCACCTCCGCAAAGACCGTGGCTGGACCCTCGAGAGGGCCGCTATGGAAATGGGAATTTCGCGGAGCGGCTACATAAAACTTGAGCGTGGCGACAGGAAGTTGAATGAGGCTTCTATCGCCAACGCTGCGCGTGCCTTCGGGGTAGATCCGTCCATCGTGATCGAGACTCCGCAAGAAGTTTCAATCGTGGGTCTCGTTGGCGCGGGTTCTAACGGCGGCGTATCCTATGCAGCTTCAGACGGCGAACTCGGTTGGGCACTCCGACCGCCGGACAGCGGTGACAAAACCGTTGCCGTGGAGGTGCGGGGGACAAGCATGCGCGGCGTCGCTGAGGACGGCTGGTTGATCTATTACGACGACGAGCGCGGGCCGGTCACAGAGGACATGGTCGGTGAGCTTTGCGTGCTGTGGCTGGCAGACGGCCAGGTGGTCATAAAGAAGCCATTTCACAGCCGGGCGGCCGGTCTCTTTGATCTCGAAAGCGCCACCGCTGACACGATGCGCGAACAGCAGGTCGAAAGCGCCGCCTTCGTCACATGGATTGCACCGAGGCGCACCGTTCGCAAGGTGTCCAAACGAATTAGCTAAAATTCAATTACAAGTTAATACCTTACGGATCGGCCGCGTCTGAGTTTCAGAGACGCGGCCATATTTTTTTTCGCGAGATCGCGCAAGTTACCCAAATTGGGGTTGCCAGGTTGCCCAGATCGGGTAATCTACATCCATCGACCCGCGCACACGCCGGATCGCTTTGGAGCCCCCGAACATGCTGGCACGCACTCCGAAATCCCTCGTCTACCTCTCCGCTGATGAGCTTGGCATCACCGAGCGCGAGCGCGCCGGGCTGATTGAGGTCCGTGATGATCTCGCCAGTGGGCGGGTGAAGCATGAACCGAAGGTTCATTGGACGCCTTCTTTTAACAAAGATCCGCGGGCTACTGGCTTTAATATGAGGAATTGGACCGCTTTTTCTGACTGCGGGACGGCTCACTGCATTGGTGGTTTCCTTCTTGCCAGGGGAATTTATAGCATCATGTCGGAACGCTCTGATTCGCTTGAAGGCCTGTTTATTCCAGACTCCGATGTGATGCTCTCTGCTATCACAGTGGAACAGGCTGTCCGCGCCATCGACCACTTCCTTGCTGGCGCTGCTAACGACTGCTGGCCCCTCGCTCTGCAAGACGAGCCCGCCTGACTTCGCCAACTGCCGATCTCACGAGGTCGGCAGCCGCGAGGCTCAGTCCTCAGCAATCACCCGGAGCAATCAGATGATCTCCTCAGCCCTCTCCAATCACTGCGATCCCAAGATCTACGGCCGGTCTCGTGTCGTGCTTGATCGTCTGGCGACAGAAGACCTCGCGTGGAACCGCACCCCCGCTTACATGCGCCGTCCCGGCTACTTCTCCGGCATCGACGCTGTCCTCATCAACCGCAAGGGCTCGCTTGAGCCTGTGGCTTTGTCTGATCTGACGGGGCCGGAGCTGGATCGGTTACTGACCGTGCCGGCGCTGACGGGGAGGGCGTGATGGCCTGCGACTGCATAACCGTCATGGATGCCAAGTTGGCCGAACGGAACTCCAAGATCACATGCGGCATCGTTTTTACGAGGCCTGAGGCTTACGCGGTTCCCGTGATTGAGATCGAAAAACTCAATCCCCGCAAGCGCGATCGCGTCAGCGTCGTGCCGACATTCTGCCCGTTCTGCGGCATCCTTTATCGCGATCCTGTTGCGGAGACCACGCCATGACCCCCGCCCCGACCAAGCCCAGCGAGGCGCTGAGGGCAGCGCGGGAGTTGCTGAGCGATCCGAAGCGGTGGACCAAGGGCGAGCTTGCCCGCACCGATGAGGGACTACCTACTAATGTTATCTACGACGATGCCGTCTGCTTCTGCGCGGAAGGCGCTATCCTCAGAGCTACGAAGGAAGATAGCTTTTCTTCCTTCCGAATGAACCTATCGGAGAAGACTCTTAACTTTGTCAGAAAAGCTATTGGCAAGGATGAGATTTATGAGTGGAACGATAGAAGTAAGTGCAAGCACAGCGATATAATGGCTGGGTTCACTCGCGCCATCGCCCTCGCCGAGGAGGCCGGCCAATGACCCGCTATTCCGATCACCGCTACGACGCTCCGGCTGATGCGCCTTTCGAGCAGATCGAAATCCAGTTCCGCTACTGGCCCGGCACGCCTGACGAAGGCCCGTCCTACTCGTCCGGCGGCACTCCTGGCGAGCCTGCCTCGGTCGAATGGATCACCGTCAGCGTGAAGTGCGGCGGCGTCTGGCACCACGACCTTCCGGCTTGGCTCTCGGAGCAGATCGCCAAGCAGCACGACGAAGACCTGTTCGACCAAGCCCGGTCGGATCGTGAGATGGTTTCGGCCTATCGCTCGCGGAGAGCAGCATGAACGCGCAGGCATTCCACACTGCTGTGCTTCGGCTGGGTCTCCTTGAGGCTGCTGACCTCACCGCCGCCGGCATCCGCCTCAGCAAGCGCGAACAGCAGATGTTCGACGCCGATGCGGTGACGTTCTTCGCGGCCGACGCCGGCCCGACACGGCGCCAGCAGATCTTCGACCTGATTGAGCATCCGCGTACCGTTCCGGTCGTGGCGGTGATCGAGGATCGTGACGCTGCGAGGGCGGCATGAGCACCACCCCCTCCCGTCTCGCCCCACAGGTGGCGACGCTTGGTCCGTACCGTGCCTCTCGCTGTCATCTCTCCGGCCATTGGCAGGTCGAACGCCAATACCCATGCATCAATGGCCTGTCGGCTTGGTTCTCAATCTGCACCATTGATCCAGCTGACGATCAATCCGCCATGAATTGGTCGGAAGGCGAAATCGGGACGGCAGAAGAGCGGGTGAACGAGATCGCCGCAGCCTTGAACCTGCGCTTGCCGAGTCGTCACCTCGAACCTCGCATTCGGTTTCGAATTGAAGCGGCCGTGGAGCGCGGAGCCGACAACATCACCATTGATCTTGGTCTGGCACGGCAGATTTGCTCCGCCCTGGCCATTGCCCAAGGCGCCGCCCCTGCTGGTGGGGAGGGGTCGAAGTGAATGCCGGAGCCTTCTACAACGAGCACGACCCCTTTGCCGCCGCGTGGCTCCGCGAGCTCATCGCCGAGGGCCACATCGCGCCGGGCATCGTCGACGAGCGCTCAATTGTCGATGTTCGACCTGCCGACCTGGAGCCTTACGGGCAGTGCCATTTCTTCGCCGGCATCGGGGGCTGGAGCCTCGCGCTCCGCATGGCCGGCGTGCCCGATCACGAGCCCGTCTGGACCGGCTCCTGCCCCTGCCAGCCCTTCTCGGCAGCCGGCAAGCGAGGCGGCTTTGACGACGCTCGCCACCTCTGGCCTGAGTTCTTCCGTCTCATCGCGGAGCGCCGCCCTGCAACGGTCCTTGGAGAGCAGGTTGCGAGCCGCGACGGCCTCCAGTGGCTCGACCTTGTTTCGGCTGACCTGGAAGGAGCGGATTACGCCTTCGGGGCGGTCGATCTGTGCGCTGCGGGCTTCGGCGCTCCGCACATCCGACAGCGGCTGTGGTGGGTCGGGCTGGCCGACGCCGCAGGTCCACGACACAGCGACGCCGAAGACGCCCGAGCAGATCAAGGCAATTCGTGCTCGGTGTCGAGCGGAGGGCAAGGGCAACCCGGGCTTCGCCAATTTGAACGAGCACGCGCAGTTGGCAGCGTGGCCGACGCCTGCGGTGCCGAACGGAGGGCGAAACTCCTCCGACGAGGCGGTGATCTCCGGCAAGCGAGCGAACGGCACGAAGGTGCAGCGGACACTCGAGAGTGTGTCTCGGCTTTCGGGCTGGGCGACACCGAGCGCCAGCGGGTTCGAAGCGAAGGACGCCGACCGGATGTTGGAGCGCCGGGAGGAGTGCCGGATCAGGACTGGCAACGGCAATGGCTTCGGGATGACGCTCGGCCAGCAAGCGATCTTGCTCCGTGGTCCGACCTCGAATGGCTCCCCTGCCGCGACGGAAAAGCCCGGCCAACTCAACCCGGCCTTTTCCCTCTGGCTCATGGGGTATCCGGTCGCGTGGGTCTCCTGCGGGGCGCGGGTAACGCCATCTCGCCGCCCGCGGCGGCAGCCTTCGTCCGCGCCGTAATTCCTAATTTAGACCGCGAGCTCGACCATGACCCCCGCCCCTTCCTCCCCCGTCCCCACCGTAGAGCGGATTGAACTGCCCGGTGGGTACCACCTGCGTGTCGAGAGGTTTGAGCTTGCCCATCCCTGGGTGATCATGTCCGGCCCCAACGACGAACCGATGCTTTCCGGCGAGGTCGTTGACCCCTACGGCCTAGCGGCCGCTCTCGCCACCCCCACGCCCGGCCGCGCCGCCGAGCCGGACACGATGGGGGAGGTGGAGCGGCTAGTCAGGACATTCAGCGCCAGCATCAATGTCTTTTGGACGGACTCACAGGCTGGCTCACGAGCTGATTGCTTGGCGGCTGAACAGGCCCTCCTCTCCGCCGTCCGCACCATCGTCACCGAGTGGGACGACGCTCGCACCCGCGCCGAGACCGCCGAAGCTCAACTCGCGACGCTGCGGGCGGAGGTGGTTGGCGTATCGGGCGCCTGGCAAAACATCAGCACGGCACCGAAGGACGGGACCACGATCTGGCTCGCCTGGAGCGACGGTCCAAAGCTTGTCCGCGTCAACAAGGCCAAATGGCGGGAAGGCAAGTCGTTTCCGTGGCGGATCCTCGACGGCTATCCGAACGACGGCCTCAACGACGAGCCGGACTTGCTCTGGATGCCTTTCTACGAGCTTCCGAAGCGCCCTGAACCGCCCCTTTTTACCTCTGGAGCCGACCGATGAACCCGAAGCACGACGCGCCCGAGGGCGAGGCGGCACAGCCCGTGGCATGGCGCTATCGGGACGCTTATCCCGGAGCAAACTGGCTTTTCTCGGACACAAAGCCGAGGGAGGGATCCGGCTGGGCGTTCGTTGAGCCCCTGTACGCCGCCCCGACCCCGCCTGCGCCCTCAGGGCTGGTGGATGGCTGGCGTCCCATGTCGGAGGAGCCGATCGGCCGCCCGATCACCGCTCGCATGCGGCTGGATGACGGTTCCTGGTGGTATGCGCGTGTCCGGGTGTGGCGCCATGAGGACGGCGAAGGTGGCCGCTTCGGCGATCACGGCTACGAACTGCTGCACTACAACGGCGACGTGACCGTGGGCCGGTTCTACGGCCCGTTCCACTCGTGGTGCGAGATCGACGCCACCCTATCGGGCCAGCAGGGCGGGGTGGTGCCGGCGGGGGATCTGCCTCCAGTGAACGCGCTGAACGAGCTTGAGCGTGCGACGTGGGCCGATGATGTGCATGTGCTAAACGGCATCGCCACATTGCTAGGCTTGCCAGATCGCACCGAGGTCACTGTTGATGCTGTTCGCGCCCGCCTCGCCGAGCAGCCCACCCCGGCCGGGACGGGGGATGCGGACCGGGTCGAGGGGCTGCGGCCAGGGATAGAGAAGGCCCTGGAGATCGTCGAAGCTGAGCGGGAAACCGTTTCGGTCTCCTCGTCGGCCTATCAGCGCCTCTGGTCGGTCCGCAACACCCTCCGCGCCGCGCTCGACGGCGCCTCGGGCCAGGGGGAGGGGTGAGCATGACCCATCCCTGGAGCGCGTCAGAGACAGCCCTCGCGATCCGCCTGCGCATGCAGGGCCGGACCTTCGCGGAGGTTCGCGAGAAGCTCATCGAAAACCGCTGCCGGCCGAGAAGTGTGGTGTCGATCGGCGACCGCTTCGACAGGTGCGCCACCGCCTCCCAGAAGACCGTCTCCGAGATCATCAAGGGCATCAACATGAGCCGAGGGCGAGGGGTGCCGATCGAGGTCCGCCGGGGGTGGGCGCACCAGGCGAGGGCGGCGGTGCAGCAGGAGACCACGCCATGACGACCCCCGAAGCCCGCCCCGAAGCGGTGGCCGTGACGGAGGAGATGGTCGAGGCGGCGGCCAGAGCTATCCTGATCGCCGATGGCAACGAGATGATGCGCGACGATGCCGTTTGGTCTCGCAAGCTGAAACTCCATCGCGACACAGCCGATGATCTCGGTAGCTGGTACCTTGCTGGATCGTCGTACATGGTGGACGCATTTCGATGCGCTCGCGCCGCCCTCGAAGCCGCCGCCCATGTCCGATCCGCTCAGGATCATGGCGGTGAGGCCAACGAGATGATCGGGGAGGTGGAGAGGCTGCGCGCTCGGAACGTTGAACTCGAAAACAACCGGGACCGGCGGCTCGTCGAACTAAGCGGTCTGCTCGGCCAAGCCGACGCTGAACTCGCGTTGCGTGACGAAGCTCTCGCCGCCGCCTCAGCCCGCGCCACCAAGGCAATGGAGGCGCTGCGGGAGATCGAGCGTGGCGGCCCTTGGGGGCAGTGCCCGTATTGCGGTGGACACCCGCATGCCAAGAGCTGCGAACTCGCCACCCTCCTGTCCGACCACCCAGCGCCGGAGCCCGGTGTCGAGGCGGGGGAGGTGCGACGGGAGCAATCGGCTCGGGGCATGACGGACGAGCAGATCAACGTGGAGATGACGTTGCTGCAAACGACATTCGACGAGATGCGCGACGACGCCGAGTTCGACGGTCACAGCGGATCGCCTGGCGAAAGCCTCTACGAACGCATGGACGAGCTTGAGACAGAGCAGCGGCGCCGCGCGCTCCAGACCCCTGCAGATGGAGGCCGGGATGGGAGGTGAGTTTCTGATCCTGCCGCTTGGCGTGCTGATGCTGGTGGTCATCTTCCAAGCAATCGCATTGCTGCACTCGCAATCGCTGGTCCGCAAAGGGTGGAAGCGCGAGGAAGGCTACCAGAAAATCATTGATGACCTGAACGGCGCATTTGCAACGCTCAAGGCCGCATACGAGGGGAAATCCGCCCTCGCCCAGGCACAGAAAGACGGAGACCGGGATGCGTAAGGTGATTAACGCCGCGAGAGCGAAGCTTTACGGCCCCAAGGTCATTGAAGCCGCCCGTGGCTGGTTGGAGGACCGCATTCCACGCGACTCATCGGAGATCCGCCTAGTGATCGCCCTGTACGAAGCCTTTCCCGACGACTTCACCACGCGGGAGAGATGCTGCGGCTTGGACGAATGCGACGAGTGTCCGTCTAGGCGCGAGTTGCGGCAACGCATCAACGGCTTCCGTGAGGAACTAGCACGCCGCCGATGGGAGGGTGTGACCCAGCGGGTGTTGGCAGAAGACGCCACCCGCCAGGCACAGAGGGCCGCACCGACCGAGGGAGAGCCTGATGCAGGCTGATCGTTTGATCGCCATCGCGGCGTTCCGCTACGCCCTGGGCCGAATGACTTACATGCCCGAGCATGTCGGGAACTGGCTGATCAAAAATCGCGACGCCCTGCCGGAGCACGATCGCAAGCTGATCATCCGCGAAATCGACGAGGCCGAACGGCTGCATGGCCTCGGCATGGAATGCGACGTCGCGACGTGGAAGCGGGTTCGCAAGGCTTTCGCCGCCGCACCGACCGAGGGAGAGGACCGTGAACGCTAGAGGTTTCGACCTGAACTCCGGCTGGCTGGCTGACACTCTGGCCGAAGCTCGCTTAGAGGCAGCACTGGCTGAGGTGGATGCCGCAGAGCGGTTCGTGCGACGCGAGCAAGATCGCGCTGATGCGATCATCCGGGCCGCTCGACATAGGCTCTACCTCGCTTGGTGTGAGCGCAACCAAGCACTGCGAGAACTCGGGCGCCATCCCGACCAGATTGCGTCCGCCGCACCGACCGAGGCGGGTGGAGAAAGGGAGGGGGACGGGAATGGGTAGGGCAGTGCGAGACAACATCCATGCTGTCGCTAGGCTCGCGCCCCGACACGCCTTGAGCGCCCCCGAAGCCGCCCTGTTCGTCGGCATCAGCGAAACCATGTTCCGCGAGCTTGTGGATGAAGGCACGATGCCCCGCCCTCGCGCCCTGCGGACTCGCCTGCTCTGGGACGTCGATGAGCTGACGCTTGCCTTCAAGTCGCTGCCCCGGCAAGGCGATATGCCGATCAAAATGCCGGAGCTGCCGGGATGGGACGACGTGGTGCGCCGCTGACCATGCCCTACGTGCACACCTTCGTGGACCGGCACGGCAAGCGCCGACACTACTACCGCAGGGGAGACGTGCGAGTTTCTTTGCCGGGAGTGCCGGGTGAGGCTGACTTCATGGCCGCCTATGCCGAAGCGACAGAGACGCTGAGGGCCAAAGAGGTCGAGGCGAAGACGCCGACGCAGGGCACGTTCAACCACCTTCTCTCTCGCTATTTCGCCAGCTTGGATTTCAGTCGGCTGGCCCCCGATACGCGCCGCGCCTACCGCTCCAAACTGGAGAAGTTCGCGGCGCAGCATGGACATCGGGCTGTGGCGACACTGCCGAGGGAGGCTGTGAAAACGATCATTCAGGAGATGGAGCCGACGCCAGGCGCGGCTCACTCTTTCCTGAAACGGCTGCGGACGCTGATGAGGTTCGCTGTCGATATCGGCATGGCACCATCTGACCCAACGGCCGGCATCGCCCTGAGCAAGATTGGTGAGGTCCACACATGGACTGACGGGCAGATTGCGGCCTTTGAAGCCTTCTGGCCGATCGGATCACGGGAACGGCTGGCGTTCGCGCTGCACCTCTACACGGCGCAGCGGGCATCCGATGTGCATCGCATGACGTGGCTGCATATCCATGGCGACCGAATCAGTGTGGCCCAGCGGAAGACGGGTGCCCGCCTCGACGTGCCGATCCACGACGACCTTGCTGCCATTCTCGACAAGGCACCGCGTCGCGGCACCACCATCATCGCGACGGAAGCGGGCAAGCCCTTCAGCCCTGCCGGCTACAGCAACTGGATCAACGGGGTTATCCACAAGGCAGGATTGCCAGCCGAGTGCACGTCGCACGGGCTTCGAAAAGCCGCAGCGAGCCGGTTGGCGGATGCCGGCGCCACACCGCACGAAATTGGCGCGATCACCGGTCACGTCACGCTCAAAGAGATTGAGCGCTACACGAAGGCCGCGGATCAGAAGCGGCTTTCTCGCTCAGGGATGGACAAGCTCCCGAAAAAGGGTGGCAAACCATCCTGATTTTAATTGGCAAACCTGCCTATATGTAGTCGTATAACAGGCAGTGGTGGCGGTCCCGGAGGGACCGACGGAACCCTAACATAACAGACTGTTATGTTGGCAACCCGCACGAGAGTGCACCGCTGATTTTCAAGGGATTTTTGGCCTATCGGCAAACCGATCGGGCCTGACCGGAGATCAGGGCATGCAAGATCCAGTTGTCGTGTACCCGCGCGGTAGCGTGTGGGGTGGGAAGTTTCAGCCTCAGCCCATTCTTCATTTCGGCCCTGACTGCCTGCGAGGCGTGCCGCTAGCGCAAGCGAAGATCGTCAAGGCTCAGGGGCAGGACCTCAGCCCGCATGCGCTTATGGGCTATTTCGGCGAGGTCATTGAACCGCCGTTCAACTATTTCATCCGAGTCTTCGGCTTCCTGAAGGTGGGTCTATCGGAAAACAACCCGAGATCCCGGATCGGCGGCATCCAGACATCGTGCCCAGGGGACATCATCGTGGAAGCGATCGTCCATGGCGACCGCAGCGATGAGCGCATGTGGCACGAGCGCTTCGCCCCCTACCATATGCGAGGCGAGTGGTTCCGCATTACACCCGAAATTGAAGACGTCCTCGGCCTTTATCGTGGGGAAGGTGCTGTTGATCTCGGGCCGGCATCCATCATCCCTGGCATGGAGCAAGTCTGGGCCTATCAGAACAGCCCGCAAGCCGAGATCGACGCGATGAACTTCGATACGTCGCCTTACCAGTACCTTCGTGAGCGCAGCAACCCATCTGCCTCGCATGGAGCTACGGCATGAGCCCGAAAACCGATGCCGAAATTGTCGCCGAGGTGAACGACCTCGCCAGGACCATGCTTGGCTTGATGGACACCGGGTACACGGTGCCGGCTGGGTTCAAGTTCTATGCTGATCACTCTGGGGAGCGCCTAGCGATCCGAGCGACGAAGGCATGGAACGCTGCCGTCACCGTCTACGAGCAGATCACAGGCACCGAGGTCCACGACGCGCTGCAAACCGTTCTAGAGGAGCAGCCGATCAAGGACGAAGATCGGCGCCTCTACGAGGAAAGCCGCAAAGGCGTGTCGGGGAGGCCGTCGTGGGACGCCCTCGATCCGCGCGACCCATACGACATGGGCATGCGCGCGGTAGCCATGGAGCGAGCCGAGCAGGCGTTGCGCCCCACCCCTTCCGCCTCGCGCGAGGTGACGGCGCCATGAGCGACGAGGATTTCCCCGGCACCTATGACCTCTGCCTCGGCAAGGATGGGTGGCACCTTGAAGACCACTTCTGCACCAACTCGCCATGTGTCTGCATAGGTGATCCTGCCGAACAGCGATGTGGCTATACGGCAGAAGCTGCGCAGACCGAAATTGCTCGCCTGCTTCGCATCAGCGGGGATGAGGCAGAGGCTCGGCGCTTTGAGACGCTGAGCACCGACGATCTGTTGCGAGAGAGCTTCGACATCCCCACCCCAACCACAGCAGCGCATGGAGCAGAAGCGTGACGGCCTATTGCAACACCTGCGAGGTGTGGCGTCCAGCCTCGCACACATGCTACCCGGTCTGGGAGGTTCGCGACACGGATTGCCCTGGCATTCAGCCCGAAGACATATGGGACGCTGCGGCCCTAGTCCGTGCTCCTGACGCCGAGACAGCAGCCGAGAAATTTGCGGAGGCTGACGATTTTCACGGCGATTGGAGCTTAGCCAGAAATCCGGGGCGATCCCTCATCGTTGAGGTGCGGCAGCCGGATGATCCTTCACATCTCTGGCATTTCAGGTGTTGGGCCGAGACAAACCCTACCTACCTCTCCGAAGAAATCGAAGCGCCCATCCCCTCTCCCTCCACCCAGGAGGCAGAAGCGCCCACCACACAGCAGGGAGGGGAGTGATGACGGCGAAACCCCTTACTGAAGCCCAGCGCATTATCTTGGACCGCATCTCTGGTGCCAACGGCTTCTGCACCTCATGGGCGAGCCGCGGCACCGGCCTAACCGTGGCGCAGACATACCGGGTGATGCGTCAGTTGCAGGCTCGCGGGCTAGTCGAGACAGCGACTGCAAACGGCGGAGGTTTCTGGCGCCTCGTCTCAAATTCGACGGGAGAGCACCATGGGTGAGGCCAAGCGCCGGGCCGCTGCATCGCCCTACGCCAAGATGACCGCCGGGCAGATGCTCCGCAATCTGAACGCTATGGCCGCTGCTATGCCGCCTGCCCCGATGAACGGAGCTACGCTGCTAGAGGTCTCGCCGGACGATTACAAGCACGTTCTCGCCCAGACTGAGGCGCGAACAGACTGCTTCACAGGCGCGAACTTCCTCGGCCTCAGCTTCCGGCAGAACGCCATGCTGCCCAACGGCACGTTCATCGGCCGGCGTACAGGAAAGGCCGTATGGTCGAATAACTCAAGGCTGCAAGAACTGATCGACAGCGGCTGGTTTGACCCCACCCCCACCCTCTCGGGACAGGCGACAGACCCGGCAGCGCGAGAGGAGACGAGGGGAGCCCACCACCAAACCCGAAACGACAATCTAGGAGACTGATATGATGCTAAGCACTCGTGAACTCGACCGCTTTCACGCTGGGATGGCTCGGGAAGCCGCGAAGCCTAAAACAATCCGCGATCTGGAGCGTCAGCTTCAGCGGATCCACACCCGCCAGACCATCGAAGTTTTTCGCAATCTCGCTGACCGTGAAGCCGAGGAACTGCGGCACAAGATCCGCGCCTTGGGTGAGAAGCCGGTAGCATGACGTCCACCATCCCCACCCCCGCCGTGCTGGATACCCTCCTCGCCCGCGTCCGTGCCGCCACAGGCTTGGATCGGGATTTGGATGCTTCGCTGTGCGAAAACTTCGGCCGGAAGACTGCAAGCGGCCTCCCATCAATCAACGGTGGCCTCGGCATCCCTAACTTCACCGCCTCCCTCGACGCCACTACAACCCTCGTCGCCTCCCGCGGCTTCGGCTGGCAGGTCGACCAAACCGAAGGAGCAACCGTATCCGACGAGCACGACCAGTGGCACGAGGCATGCGCTACGCCGGTCCTGAGCCTCGTGGGGGCATGGCTGGTGGCGGAGATGGAGAGAGGAGATGATGGGGGATGAGGCTCCCCGCACCGTCCACTATGTCGGGTTCACGGACGACCGCTACTGGAGCGCCTTTCGCATCTGGGGCGGCCCGCGGATGATTCACCGTCGATGGGACCGCCGCGCCCAGCGCGATATCGGGCCGGACGACATCGTGATCTTCGCCGATGGCGACGAGCACCAGCCCCTGGCGCGGTGGAATGGCGACGATATCGACGAGCGGCTTTTGTGATGCGCCCCGTGAGGGGCATGGAGAGATGATGATGACGGATTTCGAGAGAAGGCTTGCCCCGTTCACTCCTGACTGGCTGGAGAGCCCTGAGTTTGACGAGGCTGGGAAGGTTCACGACTGGCGAAACCACGTAGGCGGGCGCACCAAAGGGCTGTGGTCGACATTCACACAAGAGCAGCGTCTGGCGATTGCATTGGATGCCGATGACGATGCCGGGAATGAGGATTGGGATTGATGCCGACCTACGACAATAACAAGCCACGTGACGCAGCGGCGTGGCTGCGAATTTGTATGAAAACTGCGGACCAGAATGCCATCGCCGTCTCTGGAAAGCCGAAAGTGGCAATCATGGCCATGGATTGGGAAAGGCTCAAGAGTGCCATCAATGACATGATCAAGGTGCATGGCGTCACAGATTTCTCGGAGCCCACCCCATGACCGACCACACAGGCGCGCCGGAGGTGGCGGGACGGGTAGTGGAACGCGAGTGGTCAGACGAATTCGGCGACCACTACGAGGCACGAGCCATAGGCCGAGACGGAAAGCTCTATTCGCAGCACGTCATGCGCTATCGGTACGGATGGGGTCACGAGCGAGGTGAAGCCTACGAAAATGTTCGGCGTGCAGCACAGTTCGGTTTTCCGGCCGCCACCGATAAACCCCGGTAAACTGCCCCACGTTCCCCCTTCGTCCCGCTGTGGATAGCGGGGGCAATCACTTACCCCGGCGACCGCCCGCCACGTTCCCGACCCTCCCGACTCGCGTTATCCGGGGCCATGGTCATGGATCCGAAGCCCGCGCCGCCTTCGCCGCCGACGATCGCATTTTTGCGTGATGTCAATCGCATCGACGCAGTTTTGCTGTCCTGCAACCGGTGCGCCGCGGCTCAGGCGGTGCCGTGGGCCGACCTGGGCCTGCCGGACGACACCCCGTTTCCCGCCATCGCCAAGTCCCGCGTCTGGCAGTGCCAGCGCTGCGAGGGCACCGACATCGGGGCCATGCCAGATTGGCGGTCGCAGAGGCCGGCGCCGGACAGGGCGCCTAGGGTACTCGCGTTGGTGCTGCGGCGAAACGAAAAAGCCCCGGAACCGTGAGGCGCCGGGGCTGAGAAGGTCCATGGCGGCGGGGCCTGTCGGTCTCCCCGCAATGCGATCCGCCCGAAGGCGTCCTACGGCTGACAGGAAATCACCGTGTCACGCCATGAATTTGATGGCCGCACCGTCCTTCGCCGTGCACAGCTCGGGTCGGCACCATGTTGTTTCATGCGCTCCGTTAACGTCCCCCGTATGGTCGGGTTGGTAAGAGCGGGCGGCCTACCTCGTTGCCCACCGGGGCTGAACTGATGCGCGGGCCGGGCTTGATACCGGCTCTAGGTAGGTGGATTTGCTCACGCTGTCGCCAGCTTAGCTTTCGCCATAGGAGCCACCGACTGATGCCCTAAGCCCTACATATCGGAGCGTGTCCATCCACGCCGCCGCGCCCATCTTCCCTACCACAACGCGCCGCACCCCTCAACGTCCCTCCGGCTCAAAAGGCTCTGCTGCCGCCTTGTCCTCGGCGTCGAGGGCTTCGTCGAGCAGTTGGCGGACGGCGGCTGACCGATTGAACACATGGTTCTGCGCCATCCACTCGTCGAGCCTGTCATGCAGTTCCTGCGGCACCCTGGCTTCGACACGAGCCGCGAGGTCAGGATCCGTGATGCCCTTAAGGCTCTGAATGTCTTGCAGCATGGGCGTCACGTCGATGTCGTTGCGCTGATGGGCTGGCTTACGGTTAGGCGTCGGAGGAGGGCCGGCGACGGCGTCCGGGGATGGTGCGTGATCGTGAACGGCAAAAACGCTTCCTGCCCCTGCCGGGAAAACGATCGTGGGCAAACTGACAGGCACGCTGTAAAGCGTCGTGATGCTCCCGAAATAGGCTATCTGCCGAACCTGCACCGGCTGTGTCGGGCGGATGCGAGCCGACAGTTTGATGCAGACCCGCTTCCAGAATGGCCCAACCTCAGAGACGTCATCGGTTGTGAAATCTTCCCCAGTGGCCTCAAAAAACAGCCCAGGGGTCGGTTGATGGGCGAGCTTCCCGGTTCGTTCCGAGATGTAATCGACGGTGATGTCGATGTCGGTCAGAGGTGGGTTTCGGGCTTTCTCGCCTAGTCGGGTCCAGCAAAGGTTCTGACCCAGCCGGGTCACGCTGTTCGGCGGGATCTGGTAAGTGCGAAAAATCGGGAGAGCGAATAGTTCAAGGCGGGGCAGGGCGAACACGCCGATGCCGATCAGCACGCCGCATGTGATGGCCGTGAACCCGGAAATGTTGCCGCCGAGGCGGCTGTATTCCCCGAACGAGCGCTCGCCGTCGCGGTCTTCGTCATCCGTGATCATGGGCGAACCCCCTGAGGGACGGCGATCACAGTACCAGGTTCCTGGGTTAGGATCCCAACCTGATCGGTGAGCATGACCGTGATGAAAACAGCGAGGATCATGGTGAGAATGATAGCTACCTTGCCGATGCGGCCCCAGGACAGATTTTCCTCAAACTGCCCTGCGGTCAGAAAGAAGCCGATGGTACCGAAATCGTAGAGCACGCGAGCGACGACCGTGACGGAGCTATCGATCAGGGGGGAGCCATGCCCGAGCGTCCGCCAGTGGATACCGGAGGCCGCGCCGAGGATGACCGCCATCATCACGCTTTGAATGGACAGCGCGTGGACTTGCGCCTGGCTCACCACGTCGCGCGTGAAGAACTTGGCCGTGCGCTTGCTGTTGAGGAAAATGACGCCAGTCGCGACAGCGATGGCGGTAAAACCCAAGGCGTTGAGCCAAAGCGGCACGTTGCCGGTTTTGACGATGGCGAAACTAGGACCGGCGATCAACGCGAAGATGAATGCGGACCTGACGAAGATACGGAGAATCAGAGTGCTCACGGCGCGTCCATAGCTCTGAGGATGTCGGAGTCAGGGTCCTCGTCGTGGGTCTTCACGATCTGGTCGATGCGGGTTTTCGCCTTGGTCATCTCAACGACTTGTCGTTCGATCTCCTCTGGAGATGATGTGCGGCTCAGTGCTCGCCGAGACATGCGGACAGCTCGCTCCAACTCGACCTGAGCGAACTGTGCCTTCTCTCGCGCGTCGTGAACGCGCTTGTCGTGGATCACGACCGCAGCAGGCATGGCATATGCACTGAAGTAGGCCGCGGTTTTGGCGAGGAGTTCGCGGACCACCATCAGGTCCCCCTCGACTGCTGGATGATGGAGCGCAAGGCTTCGGGGAGGTTCACCATTCGCTCGCCATTGCGATCAAGCGAAGATAGAATGGACTGGATCGCGGTCGGCCAGCCCTTGGCGGTCTCGGTCACGGCCTGGAGGAGCCGACCTTGGTCTTCCAGCTTTTCGGCCGTTAGCCGGATCTCATTGGCGGCTGTTGTCGCCGTTGCGGCAAACTTTCCAGCCCACTCCGCATTCTCGGTGGCCCGCTTGTCTTGCAGGGTCGCGATCGTGGCCTGTAGGGTGCCGATCTTGTACCAGAGGATGCCGATCACACTCGCGAACAGGCTTGCCAGCCCCCAGGGTCCACCATCGCGGACCAGACTGCCGGCGTCCGGCAGGGCAGGGGTATCTGCCCACGCCACCATCGGACAAACCACGAGCGCAGCTAGCGTAGCCAAGAACAGCGCTTTGATCACGGCAGCGTCATCCTCCGCATGAGGTAACCCTTTAGCAAGCATGGCAGATCACAACGGTGGTTAGCCATGTCGGGCCTCCTAGGGCCTGGGATGGTTAGGGAGCACGCTGCCGGCAATGCAGCGTGTCTCCCGCCTGGAGAGGGGACTTACGGACGGCACCGGATGCTGACGATCACGGGTCGCCATTCGCCGGAGATGGGCGCCTCGGCGCGGATCGGGGCGACGCGGCAAGCGCGAGCCTCGACGCGAACCGAATGGCTCTCACATTGGCTAGGAGCGCTGCTGAGACACATGGCGATAATGGCAGGGATCACTGGCTCACCGCCGTCACAGCAGGCACGTTGGCCTCGGTAACGCCAGCAACCACCTTGCCCTGGAGGGCGGCACAGACAGCCGTGGAGGACACGTCGATGAGGTTGGTCACGCCCTGATGGGCGCCGGCCTGAGCTTCGATGCTCTTGGCGAGCGAGGAGCCGGCGGCCACGTCGCAAACCAGCGCAGTGCTGACGGTCTTGATCGTAGCCACCGCCTGCTGGACGTTGGGCTGGTCGATGAAGTTGGCGGCAGAGTTGAAGCCGCTCTCGATCTGGGCACAGCCGGAGAGCACGGACGCAGCGAGGCACGCCGCGCCGAGGATGACGAGCTTAGTCATGGTGAATTTCCATCTTCTGTGATAACAGGGGTCTGTGCGGCACCGCGGAAAGCAGACGCGGCGGATCGGGAATGAGCGTGGCAATAGTCCGGCTTGACCGGTGGATGTCGTGTAGCTCGGCGGTTCGAAACCGCCACGCCATCTGGAGTCAGATGGAGCCGGCGTAGCGCCCGGCCCGCACAGCTACCTTCCGCCATGCTCCCGCTCGACACGGGCCATGGCTTCGTCTTCTGGAACTGCGGGTCGGATCAGGCCGTCGCGCTGCGCTTCGACGAGGAAGCCAAGCACCACGAGTGCGTCACGGGCGTAGACAGCTTCGGGCAGGAACACCGCGATGATGGAGGCGACATCCTCGGCGGCGGTGATCTCGCCGGCCAGGTCGGCTGATCGGAAGGCTTTTAGAGCCGACACCCAGTCCACCCCCGAGAGCGCCTTCAGGCCGGCCTCAATCTCGTTGAGGTCGATGTCGGACATCAGAGTGACCTCACGAAGGTCTTGGCCGTCGCGAAGGCCTCTGGATCCTTCACCGTCACAGCGGCCACGTTGATGATCCGCCCGATGGCGTCGGCCTGCTCGTCAGAGATCGCGTTCCACTTGATCTTGCCGGACGTGAGGTCGCGGTAGAGCTTGTAGAGCACCACGAGGTCGCCACCGATACCGATGGACGCCTTGTTCATGAGGTCGAAGGCGAGTTCTCCCCCAGCCGCGACGTTCATGCCTGCCCCCCGATGCCAGTGGTGATGACGACGGGGGCAGCCGGCGGGGCAGAGGCCTGGAGCTTGCCGATCTCACCCGCTACGATGGCCGATAGTGCCTCTGGGGTGGCGCCCGCATTCTTCAGGATGTCGGGGATGCGTCCCTGGAGCGCCGTGACGCCTTGAGCTACGATGGGCGACTTCACGTCGATGGATCGCCCAGCCAAGTTGTTCTCGGCCTTGGCCATCGCGACGCCAGCTTCGGTTGCCGCGGCGCTCTTGATGGAGTTGACCAAGCTCTCCTGGATCTTGCGACCGGTCCACCGCTGGAACAGCGCCACCCCCCAGGTGATGGCTGCCCCGACAAGGGCTTCGACGATCAGATTGACGTAGGGCGCTGCGAGGGTGACCCACGGCGATGCCGCTACGGTCGTAGTCGAAGCCGTGTCGGCGAGCGCGGCGGTGATTAGGATGGCGCCCCACGCGAGGGCGCCGAGAATGGTGGCGAGGCGAAGCATATCAGGCCTTGCTGGCTGAGAAAGAGGAGAGGGCGTTGAGCGTGAGGACGGACAGGGCACCGTCGACATGGATGCCGCGGGACTGCTGGAACCGGGCGAGGGCGTCCTTGGTCTTGGGGCCAAGCTGGCCGTCCACAGCGAGCGTCGGTCGGTATCCGGCGGCGTTGAGGATCCGCTGCACGTCTGAGACCGAGAGCGTCGGGGCAGGCGGGGACACCGGGACGGGCTTGGCGTTGGGAATGGGTGATGCCGGGAGGCCGACGCCCCACGAGGGCAGCGGCCCGCTTGCCGCGGCATAGGCAGCCTGCACCTTGGCGACGAAGCCGGCCCAGACCTTCGGATCCGTGGTGGGATCGCTGTGCCCACCGCCGGCCTGCCCGAGATCAAAGTGCGAGGTGAAACCCGGCCCTTTGCCATCGTGAGCCCACTGGCAAGGCAGCCCATAAGCGCGGAGCAGATAAGCCGTGATATTGGCGGCGGTCTGCCATTCCGCGTCAGGGAAGCCGCGAGAGGCCATGCCGCCCATCTCAATGCCGATGGAACGCGAGTTGAACGCCATGGCATGCCACGCCTTGCGTCGGAAGTCGGCCATCTGCGTCGCTTCCGTCCCGTCCTCCTTGATGACGAGGTGGGCAGAGACCTGCGACCTCGCTTGGCTGAACCACGACACGGCACCCGCGTAGCTGCCTTCGCAGTCGTGGATCACGATGAGGTCGACCGGCACCGAGCGGTCGGACACGTTGGGAGAAGCCACCCACTTGAGGGTAGGGAGAGACAAGGTCATGGCGATGTCCGGGGTTTGCCGCTCGTCAGCAGGTCGCGCCATGTCTGCGCGAGAGCAACGCGGCGGGGAATGTCTCGCGCCTGGTTGGCGCTGCGCTCAAAGTCCCGCACGAGGACGGTGACGGCCTCTTCGACGGTCGTGGTTGCCATCAGCGCCGGCCAGACCTTGCGGTACGAGCCCTTGGTCATCTCCCAATGAGCGGCGGCGATCTGCTGGCCGTGTGATGCCGTCCTGACGTCGATTCCGCAGCCCTTGACCATGTCGAGAATGCGCGGGAGGTGCCACTGGAAGCAGCCGAACGCTTCACCATGGTCGCCAACGGGGTGCGCTAGGAAGCTTGCCTCCCCGGCCTCATTTCCGATCAGCGCCCAGACATGCACGTCAGGCAGGCGCACAAACGGCGTCCAGAAGGCCTGCGACTCGCGAGCATTTGCGAGGGCGGTTGGCGATGGAGATGTCATGGGGACTCGCATGTGGATGCGGCCCCGCAGCGGGTGGCTGAAGGGCTATCGCGATTGGGCTATAGGGGGCATCAAAGGCCCGTCCGTTTGAACGCAATACCAGTCGCGAGACTTGATCTGCGCTGCAGCGGCTTCGCACCGCTCTCTGCTGTCGAAACCGGGCACTGCACCCGTTGCGGGTGAGCTTGCCGCATACCCGCCAGCTAAAAAAATGACCAAAGCCCAGTGAGCCATAACTATCCCTTGCATTGAGACCATTATGACATTATCGCCTAATGGCGATCTGAGCAAGGCGGTGGTATGGCAACGATGGGTGAAATCGATAGGTCCATCATGCCGCCGAAGCTGAGCGACGAGGAGGAAACCGGGCGGATCAACGTGACCGCGCCGATGTCCTTTGTGCGTGCTGTTGAGGAGTGGCGCATTCAGCAGCGCCCTGTCCTGACGATGGCGAAGGCCGTCCGCGTGCTCGTCGAACGCGCATTAGAAGCGGAGCGCTGCGAGCGCCAGAAGCCCAAGGACCCGTTATGATTCGCGTCGAAGACGTCACCGAGCCCAAGCCGATGAAGCGCGGCATTCAGGATCTGGCTGTGGGCCGGGTGGACCTGTTCCGCTTGAACCCGCGTGATCTGCGGATTGAGGAAGGATGGAATTCCAGGGCCTGCGACTTCGACCCTGACGACGCCGAGGACATCGCGCTTGCGAAGTCCATCGCTGAGGTCGGTGTCAAACAGGCGCTGACGGTCGTCATGAAAGGCGGCGTTCCGACCATCACGGACGGGCACAGGCGCCTTCGGGCAACGCTCTACGCCATGGACACGCTCGGCGCAGAGATCGTCTCTGTGCCCGTCCAGACAGAGCCTAAGCACGCCTCCGAGGCCGACCGGATCCTATCTCAGATCGTCCGCAACTCGGGTAAGCCGTTCGAGCCCTTGGAGAAGGCCAACGTCTTCGCCAAGCTGCTGGATCTCGGCTGGGACGAGGGCACCATTGCCGCCAAAGCCGGTTTGACCCGGCAGCGCGTCGTCGATCTACTGACGCTCCGCTCGGGACCGCGCGAAGTCGTCGCCATGGTCGAAGCGGGAGCCATCAGCGCAGGCTTCGCGCTCGACACGATCAAGGCCGCCAAGGGCAACGCGACTGCGGCTACGGAAACCTTGGTGAAAGCCGTGTCTACAGCCAAGGCCGAAGGGAAAACCCGAGCTACGGCGAAACACGTCGAGCGAAAGGCGCCGGATCTGACGAGGCACCCGGCATGGAAGGCGGCCCTGCGGCACGCTGTAGACGTGCTAGGATCGAAGGGGATGGCCGACGCGGTCGCGGTGCTTGAGGCGGAGGTGGGGTGATGGATCTCGGTAAGATGCTGGTTGAGGCTTTCGAAGAAGCTGGACGCGTCTACATCGACGGCGAATACGAAACTCGATATACGCTTTTCGACGAAGACGCCAACGTAACAGAAGTTGCCGAAGCCTTTCTCCTTAAGGTCCGCATGGCCGAGGACGAAGAGAACCGACGCCGGCATCCTCGTGGTGCCGTGACCATCTCGCCTGCAATGGGCGGCGAAGCTTGGATGGTGAACGGCGTACTGTCCTACCCCAACCCAAGCACGGCGTTCGACGCTTGGATGGCATCAACGGAGCCGCACTTGGATAAGGAATAATTTTTGGCTACACGTCACAGGGTGAAAGAGCGGAAACGAAGGCGAACCGAAACGTGCCAGACCCGCTTCGCCGTCGAGGGGGGCTCACAACTCTTGAAGGCCGGTACCACGTACCGACACGTCTTCGTCCGTCCGAAACCGGTTAAGGGATACCAGCGTCCGTTTGTCGTACGCATCGTGCCAATCTCGTCAGACCGGCAATAGATTGTGCCGCCCCACCTTAAGATAGGGCGGCATCACGATCACTGAGCGACGGTGGTGTCCTCGTGGACGAGACCGTTCCCGAACGCGCCGGTCACGGTGTCCTCATGGCCACTCACAACGGTATCAGCCGGCGGAGCCGTGGGGGCGGCGCCCATCTCGGCTTCGATCTCGGCATCCACCACGTCGGTAGCGTGCTTGGCGGCCTCCTCATCGGACGCGATCTGCGCCTTGAGGCTGCCGTTCTCAGCCTCGGCCGCTTCAGCCCGGCTCAGAGCCGTCTGGCGCGACGCGATCAGCTTGTTCACAGCGGAAATCAGTTCGGGAAGGTTCTGCATCATCATCTCCATTTCCGCCTGTCGGCGGCTGTGGTGCTCTTGAGCCAAGCCGAGGAAAATCTCGATGCGCTCAAGCAGGGGGTGGTGTTCGGAGGCGTGCATGTGCGTCTCCGCGGTTTCTCGGCGGGATGCCGGGAATGGGGTATGGGACGAGCGGACCGCCCAGCGGAGATCCACGAGGATGCGACTAGCCTCGCGTGTGTGGTTGAGGCCAGGACCGATGCTTCGTCCGTAGCGATGTCGCCAGAGGCGAAGCCCAGCGACGGGACATCACGGACGAAGACGAGAGACGTCATGGCGCGCCTTTTAATACGTAGAGGGAGGGCTAAGATGCCGTCGTCGTCAGCGGCCACGTGCCGGACAGATCGCCAATGCTGACCTGGTGAGCGCGCCAGAGGCTCTCATCGACATCGGCGGTGGTAAAGCCGAGCGCGTCCTTCAGGGACAGCAGCGTCGCGCGCTGCACGAAGTTGGAATACTCAAGCCGCTCGGTGGCGATCTTGCCGAGCATAGCCTGCGACGCATCGGAGGATGCAACGAGCGCGGCCACTTTGGCGGTGACGTCGTCCATGCGGCCCCAGAGAGTGAGGCCGACACGCCAGTCGCCTAGGGTCGGGTTGTCGGGGACAGCGGGCTCCTGAGACACAACAACAGGCGCCCTTGGATCATCAGGGGCAACCTGCATGACAACGGAGTCCTGCAGGATCGGAACGGTCTGGCTCATTTGCGGAACCCTTTCTGAAAGAAGGATCCTGCCGTGATGTTCGGCCCACCCGGCGTTAGCTGCCATCCTGTGACCGGCGCGGCCGTCGTGTTCTGCCCCTGCGCTGTTCCCATGTATGGCGTCAGTGGGACAGCCCCCGTCATCTCGACACGTTGCGCGGTGCTTCGGAAATTATAGGTCGTGAAGGTCGCAAAGAGCCCGTTTGCGTTGGACCCCACGAAGGGCGTCAAGCTCGTTGAGGACGTCGAGTTCGCCGTTCCGCTACCGCTATAAAGAATGGCCGAAGAGTTGCTGTTCGTGACGTATGATCCTGACTTCTGCAGGTACATCACGAAGCCGCTGGCAGATCCGAGATTGACGTTTTCGGCATTGATCTGCATGTCCGTCAGCTCGGGATCGGTTCCGCCCGTCGTAAAATTGATGCTGGCGACTGCCGACGACACGACCACGGAGCTGATCGGGATCCATCCCTTAGGCCGGCCCTGGCTCTGCCAATTCGTGCCGTCTGAGACGATGGCGTAGCTGCCTTCGGAATACATTGCGATCGCGGATAGCCCATCCACCGTGCCGCTTGATGGCGCGATGCTCCACGTGCCGGTGCCGTCCGTCTTCTTGACGAAGATGCCCTTGCCGGCCCCGAAGGAAGCTGCCGATGGCAGGGTCAGGGTCGACGAGCCCGTGAGCGTGAACTGAGTGCCCGCGTCACTCGTGGCGACGGTATAGCTCGCGCTCTTGGTCGCGAAGGTAGAGGGGAACCCAGAACTCCCAGAGCCGCCACCAACCGCGGTCGCGACAAAGCCAGTTGTTGCGACCGTCGAATTGGCCGTACCAGCCGCTTGGGTGGTTGCAGTGGCTGCGCCGAGGGCCGGGGCCGAAAGCGACGTGATGTCGGTGTTCGCCCCACTCGCCGCCGCGCTGAGGGCCATCCTGGCGCCACTGGCTGTCGTTCCGCCCGTGCCGCCCTGCCCGACGCTCAGGGCCGTGGTCAGGCCCGAGATGCTCGTGATGTCGGTGTTGGCGCCCGAAGCCGCTGCGCCGAGCCCGGAGCGAGCCGCCGAGGCCGTGGACCCACCGGTTCCGCCCGAGGCGACTGAGACTGGCGTCGTGGCTGACAGAGTGGTGAAGGCGCCGGCCGCGGGCATCGTGCCGCCGACCGCCGTACCGTTGATCGTGCCGCCCGTGATGGCGACGCCGCTCGCCGCCTGAGTTGCGATCGTCCCAAGCCCAAGGTTCGCCCTGGCTAGGGTCACGGACGCTAGATCGGAGAGGTTGTTGCCAACCTGGAGGAAGAAACTCGACGGTTGCACCGCTGCGGTGCCAAGCCCGAGATTTGTGCGCGCTGTCGAAGCGGACGCGAGATCCGACAGATTAGCGCTTTTCTGTGCCGCAGCAGTAGATATATTCGCTTCAGCAGTCTGCGCTCGGGCCGTTTCTGCTGAAATAGATGATGAATTGATTGCGTTCGCAGATGCGTTGGCTTGTTCTGCAGCCGTAGCTCTGGCTATCTCTCCCGCGAGAGCTGGGCCTGATGCGACAGTGTTGCTACTAGTTCCTACCCCTTTAACCACAGATCCGTCAGCAAATACAACTCCAAATCTTGCAAAAAAAGGCGGTGTTGCTTGCTGGGCAGACGCTGAGGTTGCTAAGATGGCGATAAAGCCCAAAACAAGGCATGATGTACGATTCAAAGCAACCTCACGAGAATGACAGAGTGTCACCGTTCCGCCAAGGAAGACCTGGCGTCAGGGGTGGCGACGTAGGCAATGAAGCCCAAAGAGCAGTCAACATGGCTTTGAATGTTTGGGCAACCCCTATGGGACCTACGGATTCACCATTGATCTGATAGAACAGACCGTCTGACGTCATCCAGAGATCGCCATCGGCCTTGGCATCGCCAGCAGGCGATACGCCTGGAGTGATTGTCAGACTCGGACCGAAAACACTGGACGCTTTGAGGGTCAACGTGCCGGTCATCACGTCGCCGGATCGATTAACCGGCGTAAATCCCAATGCATCCTGTTTCTCGGAAAACGCCCTGTTCCATTGGGCAGGCGTCGGGACGAAGCCGTAGCTCCATCCCGGAGAAGATTGCGCGCCCATCAGTGCGCCTGACGATTAGCCTGAACGACGCGATATTGCTGCGTCGCGTCTGTGGTGGTGCCCTGCCTCCGAAACCGGATGGCCGACGCTGGTGAACTAAGACTCCACGTGCTGGTGACCAGATAAGTCCCATCCGACTGCGCGACTGGCGTAGGGGTTCCTGTCGTTGCGACCGCTGCAGCAAGCGTGCTTGGGCTGCTGCCGGCTTCGAGCATTTCGGCATAGGTATGAACTGCTGGATTGTAGCCGGACAAAATAGCACTCTCGACTACTGTGCTTTCAGGCGACGGCATCGTGAACGTGGCGCTCTCATTGAGAAACGAGGTTCCGCCTTGCGAAGCCCAAACTTTCATGTTGGCGGTATCAACGATAGGAGTAACGACACCATTACCATACAACACTAGCTGGAACCCGACAGATGTGGGTGCGCCAGCAAACACCACAGATGGATCTGTGGTGGCCATGCTCTTGCCATTCAGCAGAACATCGACTGAGCAGCCATCAGGAATAATAGCCGGAATTGATAGGTCAATACTGTTTATGCCCGAGCTGAGCACAATGTTTCCTGACCCCAAAAAACTGATCTGACCAGAGGCGTTGAAATTTAGACCGTACATCGTCATGTCGGCAAACTGCGGACCATAAGTCGTGAAATTACCGGCAGTCTGGGCCAAGAAAGCAGTAGCGTATCCTACGCTGTTGCTCATAGTTAAAGTCCCACCGACGCTTGAGATAAAGCATGCATGTATGGTTGCGTTTGGCGCAATATATGTTGGGGCAAACGTCATTGGGGTGCCCTGGGCGCCAGTATTAGGATCTGTACTAGCTCCACCTGCTGTCAGAGTCCGATCTGCTATAACATTGGAAAAATCAGGACTGCCATCAGATTTGCTCTTCATGAGCAAAATGCGGACCTGTCCCGATCCGCTAGGAACGAACGGCACGAAAAAGCCGGTAGTAACGAGCGCAAATGGAAACTTGTAGCTCTGAACAAATCCGTTCCAACCGTTAGTTGTGCTCGTTGCAAGAATAGGGGTCCAGTAATCCTTTGCTGCAGTGTACTGCCATAGCCCTTTATTTTGCACCAGGGCAGTCGTCGGTGTGACCCAATTACCCCATACAGGATTGTACGTAAAATCGTTTGTGTTGTTGCCGAACAGCCGCGTCGGGTCACCGCTCATTAGTAGTTGGTTGGTTGATCCAGCCGTGTACTGAGCACCATAAAGTGACCGAACTCTCGGAAGTCCACGCTGGGTGACCGTTTGCGTTACCGCAGGGAGCTGTTGAATAGAAATAGTCGTCGCAATCGGACCTGGGTCACTGGCGTTGACTTGGCTCTGAACTCCGAGGGCGGTGTAACCTGACAACGAGGATGTTGCCGGATTAGCAGCAAAAGGATTGGCGAGCGTAAAATTTGTCTGCGCAGTAGAGCCAGGCTTGAAAGTGAGGCCTTGCCCCTGGCCTACGAGACAATTATATCCAGGAAATGATGGGGTGCACTGACTTTCATCGACAAAATAATCGATGCCAGAGTAGGTTGCGCCAACGCCCTGATTGCTCGTTGTGGTTTGGCTGGCCGTGAGGCTAGCGCGCAGAGCGGCAATCTCTGCAAGAAAGAAAGCTCGTAGGGCTGCAAGTTGTGCCAGCAGCGACGTCAGCCCGCTCTGGAGTCCAGCGATCGTTATCGCATAACCAGGAATCTGGCTAAGATCAACATATTGGAAAGTCCATCTCGACAAACCATCCGAGTATGCTTCAAGTTGGAAGAAAGAGGTGGAAAGAACCTCCGTCACTTGTCCGTTAATTGTATCCGAACCAGAACACGCGATCGTGATCGTGTTGGCGGAAGATACCGCGCCATCAGGGTCAATCAGCGCAATAGTGGTCCCTGCCGGAACAGATGATGCCAGCGGCAGCGTCCAGACGCGCGGAGCAGTTAGGACGACATTTGTCGCCACCACACTATCATTCGCAGAGATGTTGACGTTAACGTCCCCTGCCTGAAAATAGGATCTCACCGCAGACGTGACGATAGAGGTCCAACCCGTCCCATCTGTGCCGCTAACATCAGGGTTGGTCGTATTATTGTCAGTCGTGCTAAGCCACAAGCGACCTGGCGTCGCCGACATCAGAATGGCGCCCATGGGATAGCCGCCGATATCGGCTGCAAACGTGGAGTCAAACGTAACTAGGCCGCCAGCGTTCTGCCATCGGGTCCAAGCGGTGATGGCGTTCAGCAGACCGTTGAAGTCCTGCCCGAAAGGAGGGGTTCCACCCGAATTCACCGGAATGAATGTTTTTGGGGGAAAGCCGTCAGCAAGAGATGCCGCACCATCGATGATGCCCTGCTGCGAACCCTTGGGAATCGTGCGCTGATATTGAGCGCTGGCCGAGTTTGCAAACGGGATCGGGAACTTATAATTCGGGAGCTGGGACGCCTGCATTTTAAAATCCCTAACGGATGACGACCGTCGCCGCGACGCCTACAGGCTTCGGGAGTACGCCGGATTGTTTGATGATCGCGAGTTCAACAGGTGTTAGCTGAAACTCGAACGTATAAGTCAAAGTCATACGGGGATCCGGTGTTCCGGAATAGAAAAACCCCCCCGTATTATTTGAGTCGCCATATGTTGTGAAAACACCAAAAGGCTGTGTGCCGAACGGAGCGCCATCCGCTTCCTCAAACCCAATACCGCTGGTTTGAGATACATTTTTAGGACTATTGAAAGACCTTGATGTGTAAAGTGCTTCGGCAAAGCCTAAATATGACTGCGGCATTGGGCAGTCGGTAACGTAACAGTTTCCACGATTAGGAAAAAGTCCCATCAAAATTTGATTTATTGCTGGAATGGATCCGTCAGTAATATTCGCTGCAGCTTTAGCAAAAATCAGGGTGCGGTAGTCTTCATCAAGCAAGCGGTAATTTGTAGGAAGGGTATAGCTCGAAAAGAATGAACCTCCAGTCAGGAATCCAGTACCAAAGGTAGCTACAAGGCCGAAAGAGTTTTCGCCAAAGGAACCGCCGTCCCCTTCATCGAAACCGAACCCAGGGGTAAACGTAACCGGACCAGCGTCATTGAATGGGTCAGATCCAGGCTGAGCCTCCTCGAACCCCAACCAGTCGCCTGGTAGGATCTGAAGATTGCGACCGACCCCTACGATCCTTCCCCAGATATCCAGGCCATAGCCCTCGGCTGTGTTGACGTTCCAGATCAGATCAAAAAAGGCATCAAGGTTGGCGGTCTGGTCCAGATACCCGGCAATGTTGCCGATGATGCCGGTGAGACGCGACGAGTTAGCATACTGACTGATGATCGTCTGCCACCAGTCAAACTCGGCGATATCCCCAATCTGTCCAGAGCCAATCGCCAAATGGCTGATGGCGTTTGATCCCGGTCCTGGTAGCGGGGGATAGGGAGGCCCTGTCTCGGCCATGAATTTCCTCTTATAGCCGATCAGACGAAGCTGACAGCGATGTCAGTGGCCGACACAGTTGGGATCTGGTCAAGACGCACGCCGAGGTCGAACGACGATGTGGTCGCCCCCACCATGGCAATAGATGGCGTCATCTGGCTCTGGCTCACCGTGTAAGTGCCCGCGCCGCCGGTCCCACTGCCCATGGCGAGAACCGTCGTTCCTTCCGACACAACTCCTGTCGGATCGGAGATGATCTGGCCGATGGCCAGCGCGCCCGCTGTACTGGATGACACGGTCAGTGTCGCCCCCGAGATAGACCCGAAAAAGCTCGCGCTCGGCACACTCGGAGCGCCGATCTGGATGGACACGATCTGCGCCCAAGCGCCTAAGGACGCGATGGGAGCATAAAACCGGCTCGCATAGAGTGTCGTGCCGATCTTGGCGCGTGGGCCGCCGTCGAGTCCCGCAAAGGCTTGAACGACAGCCAATTGGATCAAAGCCGTCGCGTTGCTCGGGACGAACTGTCCCTTGGCGATCTGAATGGCGAAATAAATAGGTAGCGAAGCTGGCACCTGATAGGCGACAGTGTAGGCTGGGTAGGGTGGGACATAGCCAGCGCTGGTATCGTAGACAATGACCTCGGTGTTGCCGTTGTACCCGCAGCCAGGGATTTTCTTCGACCAGATCGCCTGTGCGATAGCGTCGGGGTCGCCTCCCGCCACGGCCACATACAGCGTGTTTGGGGCGAGGGTAACGCCGCCTACGATCTTGGGTAGAGACGTTTCATTTTCGGTTGCGAAAGCGTCGATGACGTTAGGCACCGCAAGCACGGCGCCGAGGACCGAAGGGAGCGAACCAACTGAGTTTTTGGCGACAGATAAGCGGCGCCGTTCCTCAAAGGCGGCGCGGGTCTCAACCAGCTTGCCGGGAATGCCGTCGTTGGGGTTGGTGATGGCGTCCCAGCCAGACACCGAGGTATAGATCGTCGTCAGCGTCCCGGCCGGGCAAGCGATCGGACCCGGCACGGTGCAGGCAAACGGCAGCGCCAGGACGCCTGTAGCGTCAAAGGTGCCTGCCTGGGTCGCGATGTACGAGTTGCCGTCAGCGGCCTTCGCAGTGGCTCCTACGGGGATCGTGACGCCCTGCGCTCCGATGCACTGCGCCAGCACCGATGTCGGCAGCGCAGGGCTGCGCTCAATGAAATAGATGCGAGCGATGCCGTCCTGATAGCGACCGCTAGAGAAGGCTGGATCGACGTCGTTGGCGAGCTTGGCAAACTCGTCGTTCACGTTACCGACGATGGCCGCGATGCTCGACGCCAACTGGCCCTGCGGCGTGTTGAGGGCGGGGTTGAGGCCCCCGCCGAACGCTGCGTTGATGTCGCCCGTGACGCCAGCGAGGATGTCGCTCTCAGCGGGAGATTGAAAGCCGGTGTCCGTGAACGTCGGGGTCGGAACCGTCATCAATCAGAACCCAAGGTAAGACGGAAGGCCGGCGCTGTTCGTGATCTGCACCTGACCGCGCACGGTGCGGTTTTCGACCGAAGCGAGGAAGCACCGCGCCTTGAGCACGCCGGGGACCGTCAGCGCGGCGCGAACGAAATAGGACTTCATCAGAGCGGCCGGCGGGAATTTCCCCAGCACGCGCTGCCAGTACGGGATGCCCAACGCGGTGTTGAAATAGCACTCGCCCTGGAATGTCTTGATCGCGCTCGCGGCATCCTGCGCTTGGCTGTAGGGATCGGCCGCCACCGCGATGTTGCCGCTGCGATCAATGACGAGGTCCCAGGTGTCGGGGTTGAGGAATACGGTGCGCATTACGAGCCTGCGGTTGGCTTGGACGGCGGCCCCACTGGGGCTGTCGGGTGAGTGTGGTTCTGCATAGAAACTGAATCGTTTCCACCAAACCCGGCAGTCACGTTGCCAGAGACCATGAGATCGCCAGTGATCGTCCAGCCATTCTTGCCGGACTCCAGCTTGTTTTTGTTTACGTCGACGATTGTGATCCCGTCTTCACGCGCCATGATGTACTGCTTCGGCGTACCCTTGCTGTCATGCGATCTCTGATAGACACCGTCCGACATGGAATGACGGCGGTTCGATCCGGGGCTGGCCTTGTCATTGGCCGACACGAAGGCCGATATGTCTCGGTCGGCGACGTGCATCCAACCCATATCGCCGACCACGGGATCGTTGATGATAGCCATGTTGCCAGACATATTGCGTGGCGCCTGGATGCCGTAGATCATCCCATGCGGGGTCGCGTTGCCTTGGCCATCCTGCTGATCGAGCAAGATCTGCACGTCAAGCGTCGGCGCCGGCCCCACCCCACCGCCATGCACCTTCATGACCTTGACCGGCACCATCGTGCGGACGTGCGCCGTGCGCTGCTGTGCCTGAAAATCATCAGCGTTGCGCGAGCTGTTACCAGCCGTGAGACCGGCTTGTCCGGCATAGCCGCTTGCGTCGTCTGCCATATTAAGCCACCGGCTGCTGGCCAGGGCGAGCCGCCCAAACGTCACAGAACCACGGCCCGTTCGGGGTCAGGCAGGACAGCGCATATTCGAGTTTGTAGATGACCCACTCCCCGCAAGCTGGCGTCATGCTGCTCTGGATCGTGATCTTGGAGCCGTACTGTATGCCGGGATCCCACAACGCTCGAAAGACGACGCCTTGGGAATTGAACGTGGGGTAGGCGACCAGCCCCGTCTGTGGGGAGTAGGTGGTGGACACCGTGCCGCCGCCTCCTTGCCGCGACTGCCCAGGCTTCCAAATGGCCAACGTGCCACAGTCGATCACCCGCTCAATGCGCGCGGCCTCAGCGAGCGCATGCATCTGCTGCACGGCGGTGCCAGGCAGGTACGGGTTCATGATTTTGCCGTCTACGCCGTTGTTCTCGAACTGCAGACCCGCCTTCTGAGCGATCGTGCTCATGAGGGTGCTGACGTCTTGGCTACCCGGCATTGACGTGGGCTCGACAGGCTTGGCATTCTCGAACGCCGAGGCATAAGCTTCGACATGGAAAGCGACATTCGGCTGCGCCTGTCCGTCCATCGCGGCCGAGGCGATCGTGCCCTGAAACACAGTCGTGAGTTGGCTCGCGTCGTCTCCGGCCTTGACAGTGATGGAGTTCTTCCCCGTCAGGGTCAGGGTCATGCCGTATGTCGATAGCTGGTTCATGACCGAGAGCGGCAGTCCGTAGATCGAGACCTGAGCCGCCCCCATGGATGCGCCACCGGCCTTCACGATATCGGCCGTGATCCTCATACCGCTCGCGGTGTGGCTGTTCCCGCCGCCCTGAAAATTACCCTGGGCCAGGGAAAAATCGACCTCAATGATCTTCTGCGTGAACGCCACGTTGCGTTACCTCAAGAGGTGTGCTCAATGCCGCCCCACACGAGGGCTCACATGCGCTGGCTGTACGCTGCTGCTTTCTGCGGTCTCATGGTCGCCCCTGCCACAGCGCAGGAATTGCCGATCAGTGTCCGCAAGATGCCGATCGGAGATGGGGGTACCATGTGGGACGTCATCCTGACGAACCGCAGCGACGCGCTGGATATCCGACACATCGAACTGAACCGCGGCGCTTGCCACGCCACCATGGATGGATCTTACCCCCACCCGATGCGCTTCGGACAGCAGATTCGCATGAGGATGTTCGATTGCGACCCCATTGAGATCCACGTCGAAGCCGACCAGGGATCGTCCACAATTGAGATGCCCGAATGATCCTGATCATTGGCCCGATCGTGATCGTCGCGGCCTTCGTCGCGATCATTCTGCCGCGCCTGTTTTGGCTGGTGGTGAAACTGAGTTTCTCCCTTGTCCTACTCGTGATCGTCTACGTCGTAGACGGGCAGAGCGCCAAGCCCTGGTTCCCGCATGCCTACGAGAAGTCGGCCGCAGTCAGATAGGTCAGGAACCACCGCGATCCGACACCATCGTAGGTCGGATCGTCCGTTCCTTGCGTGTCGATCCAAGACAGGTCGCCTGTGAACCCGAGATAGGCTGAGCGCACCATTGGGTTCCGGTCTTGACATAGCACCCCGGCAATCACGAGCACGTTGGCCACGTAGAGGTCGAGGAACAAGCCTGTCCGACGCTGCCGCACGTTGATCTGGCAGACCTGGCCGCTGAGCCCCACCGTGACGGTCTGGTTGGGTGCAGCCTTGAGCGGGATGATCTGCATCAGCTACCGCCGGTTGAAGGGGTCTGGTCGATGCCGTCCGTCACGGCGAACGGCAGACCAACCGTGCCTTGAGGCTGGACGGTGCCACCGTTCTGCTGGTCGGCGCTCGCGGGATCGGCGGTGCCGGATGTGCCGCCGTCAGATGAGACCCTGACCTCCTGCACGCTGACATCCATCGCCAGCAAAGAACCTCCGCCTTCCTGATTGGAGCGACGGTATTCCATCCTGACGAGGTTGGCGTTGACGTAGACCTCGTCCGGCGTGACCACGTCGTAGAGGTTCAGATCGCCGATGATGCCTTCTACGCTCCCGAGCAGCGCTTGCCTCACGCTGGGTGAGCCACCCGACACAAAACGGACTCGCCCTTCGTATGGCAGCTCGACTTTGTCGTAGGACGCAAACCCACCATCCTCAATCGGGTAATCGCTGATCGTGTAGCCTTTAACGTACCCAAGATCCACAACAGTGTCAGCGATCACCACAGGGGCGCCACCGGAGTAGATGCCCCAAGGCTGCGGGCCGAGGGCGGCGAGCGCCGTGAGAGCATCTGCCACGAGCGGGATCGGCGCCGCGATGACGCTGCCGAACAAGATGTCAGGCAGGCCAGCAGCGGAAGCGATGTCGAGGATGTCAGCCATCAGGCCAAAGCCCCATTCGACTGAACCACGTCACCGCGCCGCATCATGTCCTGGCGGAACTCATCAGCGAAGCGTCGACCATCCGTGGTCTGCGGGTGGACGTGCATCTCGCCGACGCGGCTCTCGTAGCTGTTATTCGTCGTGTGATGGACGGTGTGGTTCTGCGTCGGGCCGGCCGCGGCGACCCGCGCCATGTTGCCGTAGAATGCTACGTGTGACCGCGCCAGAGCATGGTCAACGTGGGCACGATGAGCCCCCCAGCGGCGGTCATGCAGCATCTCCCGACCACTCTTACCAATGCGCTCGGCGCTCCGCTCCGTGACTTCGACAGAGACAGGGCGGTTGTCATTGGCGTGGGTGGTGAGACGCCGAGCGTGCGCGAGCGACTGCATGATCTGCCGAACGGCATGGTTCACCGTGAGATTAGGCGCACCGTTCATCGCATCCGCAAGTTTCTGCCTCGGCACGTCAAGCGAAGGCGGAACTGCCGTCGTCGTGGTCGTTGTCTTCGGCACCGGCACGGGCGGAGTTTGTGCAGGCGGCAACGGCAGTGCCTGCTGGGCTTGATACCGCTCCACGATGACGCGGTCTTTCGGATCGCGGCCGCCGTTGGTGATGCGCTGACGAGCCGCAAAAACCTCGGCATCCGACACGGCCTGAGCGGAAGTTCCGGCGGGGATGGGCGCCGTGGCTGTCGGATGGCCAGTGAGAACACTGAACCGGCGGATCGAATTAAGCCGGCCCATGTAGTTATCGCCAGCCCGAGGATTGTTGGGCTTGTACCCCCGCGGACGTTCGTTGTGCATCTCGACGTCGGTAAGCTCTTCTGGTGTGCGAGCTGCGCTGAGATGCCTGCCAAGAGTGCGACGAACTTCGGCAAGAGCCAAAACCGACTGCTGCTGCCAGTTCTTACCGCGCATATCTAGACGCGTATCTTTGTGGCCAAACAATCCATGCCCTGTTCCGTTATCATGAACGGCATTCGGATTAAAGCTGGACTCGCTGGCCGCGGACCCGGTGAGAAGCAGCGCCTCGTTATCCGTGGCGCCCTGCGACTTGAGATAGTCGAACATTTCCTTCGGGCCAGTGTGTCCGCCCTCGCCCCGCTTGTCGAGTGGCCCCTTCCAGTAGGCGTTGATGGTGCCGTAGCCCGTGGCACCTGGCACATTGCCCACAGGCAGATTCGCATCTGCTGGTCCAACGCCGCCGCCACCACCGTTTACGGCAGGAGCAGCACCACCGCCCCCACCACCATGGCGCCCGCGAGCGCGGTCGATTGGCTGGGCGCCAGGCGCGGTCTCGCCGGAGAAGTGCCGACCGCTCCCACCCGTGCCACCACTGGACTCAGTGACGCCGCTAAAGCTGGTGCCTCCGACGCCTTCGCGCTGCGCCTTAAGGATATCCCGCATCTCCCCCGTGGCCTTCGCCGTATCGGAGATGCCTTCCTTGAGCTTGGGATCGTCGCCGAAACCGAGCTTGCCTTTGATGTAATTCAGGGTATCGGTCCAGAAGCCCTTGCCCTGGCCGAGCTTGGCATTCGCGGCGTCGGTATCGCGCTGGTTCTGCTCGGCAACCTTGGCACGCTCCACCGGATCAGCGGGAACGCCTGCACCTGGCGTGCTCTCGGCAGTCGCACCAGCGACCACGGCAGCCGTTCCAAGCACAACCGGATTTGTCAGCAGCCCCGACATCCACCGCGGCAGAGCTGCTCCGCCCAGGAGCGCGAGGGCTGATGAAATGCCCGTAAGCCTCGCCAACACGCTCCCCGCAAGCATGACGCCGAAGGCTTCAAAAGCCTTGAACAGCGGGCTATCGCTATCGACGCCTTTCACGGCGCTGGCGAAGGCGCTGGCCACCGAGCCCACATTCGTGGCGATGGTCTCTAGGTCCGTCCCGACCTTGTCCCAGTCGACAGACTTGACCCACTCGCCGAAGCGCTCCGCATATTCGACGACCTTAGTCTTGATCCACTCCTGATTGGCGTCGGTCCACCGCTGGATAGCCGTCATGGCCGTCGTGATGGCCGGCGTCAGGGCCGTCAGGATTGTGCGGCCTAGCGACGTCGAGGTGATGAGAAGCTGCCGCCAGCCGGACTGGCGCTGCTGAGCTGCGTCGATGTCCTCGGCCGTCGCCGCGTACTTCTGTTCCTCGGCGCGCAGTTTGTCGAACTCGGCCGTGCTCTTTTCGAGCAAGGCAATCGTACCGTCGTCGATGCCCGCCATGTGGGCCAGCTCGGTAAACCGAGCGGGGTCCATTCCCTGAGCCTTACGGTTCAGGTCGACGAGGACGTCACCCGCGTCGCGGGCCTTTCCTTTGGCGTCAGCAAGGTTGATGCCGAGCGCCCGGAACACAGGGATGATGCCGGACTGCCCCGTGAGGGCAGCCTTCTGCATCTCCGACGTCAGCCCTTTCAGCGTACCGGTGATGCCCTCGGCGGAGCCGCCTGCCACGGTAGCGGCGTTCTGCCAAGCCGACAGGTTCTTCCCCGACATGTCGAGGTTGTGCGCCGTCCGGCCGAGCGCCGCATCTGCCGAGGTGATGTCCTCGACGAACTGCTTGACGCCCTTGCCAGCCGTCAGCAGCGCATAGAGACCGAGAAACTGCCTGCCGAGCGCCGCGACGCTTTCCGTGGACGACCGATTGGCGTCGACAAGACGCTTGCCCTGTTTTTCTCCCTCTGTGGTTGTCTTCTCGCCGGCGTCGGCGATGCGCTCCAGCGCCCGAACGATCTTGAGCGCGGCGTCGGACTGCGCCTTCTCACCCCGACCAGCTTCGACCGTGAGGCCAGCCGCCATGGATGCAGCAGCAGCCGTCGCATCCCGCGCACCCTTCTGAAGGGGGGTGGCGTCGATGCCGAGCGAGACGATGAGGCTGTCTACAACGTTCACGCCTGCTTCGCCTTCCTGGCGGCCTCGGCATGTGCCTCAGCCTGATTGTGAGCCCGCACAGCGGCGATCTCAAGCATGTCGTACATGTCCTCGGCGCTGTAGATCGTTGCGAACTCGTGCAGCGATCCATATTCAGGCACCAGCATGCCGATGACGCGAGGAACGTTTATCGTGTGGTCGGGCTCGCGACCGCTGCCGCCGGCTGAGGAGCGAAGATCGAGCGGACGGCGGCCATCGAAAAACCCAACGTCACCTCGAATGCCTCCGCCTTGAGCTGTAGGCGGGTCTTGGCTTCCTCGATGTCGTTTTCCATCAGTGGACCATTCGGTGCTGTAGCACCCTGACGAAGGCCGACACCGCGCCACACCTCGGGGCGTGATGGATCGGGGATGAACGCCACGCAGTCCATGAGGCGGTCAAACAGCCAATCCACCTCGTCATTTGAGATCGACGCCAGCGCCTTGAACCCGATCGCCGCCACGAGGGCGAGCGACATGGTCTTGGGGTCTTCGGGAATGTCTACGCCGGACTTGAGGAGCGCCTGCATCGCGCGCAGGCCCCACTTCTCCGCAGCGGTCGCCGACATCTCGGTGATGACGAACACCTTGCCCGCATCACGCCCACCCTCAGGCCCGATGCGAACCTCAACCGACTTGCGCATTGGTCAGCCTCAGACCACAGTCATGGGCGTGCGCTGGCCCCATGTGATGGTGAAGGGGCGAGGGCGAAGCAAGCGCTGACCCTGAGGGACAGGCTTGTAGCTCGTCAGCACGCCGCGGGTGAGATCAACCCGCTTGCCGAGGCCGGGATAGAGAATTGAACCCTGCGTGGCGTAGAGGATGTCGCCAGCGCCGCCGTTGAGCACCTGCTGAGCGGCATACCAGCCGTCGAAGAAGGCGCAGCTTGGCGAGTCGCCCATTAGTTCGATCGTGTGCACGAAGGGCACGTTGTAGAAGCCGGCGGTGGCATAGCCATCGACGCCCATCTGCATTTCGGCGATGGTCTGCGCCTCGCCGTCCGTCACGTTGTCGGGGCTGAAGCCCTGGATGGTCTGAGGGGCAGGCGAGTACGTCTCCACCGTGATGGTGAGGACGATTGAGGCTGCAGTGATCGTGGTCATAGACTATCGGCTCCCGATCACAAAACAGCGACGGAGTTGAGGGTAATGCGCTGGACGGAACCGCCGTCCATATACCAGAAATTGCACGGCGGCGAGGCACGCGCCTGCCGAACCTGCGGGTCGGCATCCAGAACCTGGAAGTAGTACCCGTTCTGGTAGAGCGCCGCCGAGATATCCTTGCCGGCCGCCGTGAGCAGGGCCGACTTCTGAAGCTGGCTCAGCGCCACGCCAGCGCGGATCGCGCCGAAGTTCAGAGCGCGGTTGATGACGTCCTGGCCGGCGGCGCGGATGAGGTCATAGCCCTGCATATTGTAGGGGATCGACTTCAGCGTGGTCAGCAGCAGCATGAACGAAAGCTGGAAGCCGTTGTTCATCCAGATCTGGTTGACGTAGGTGTCGGCCCGGGTGAACGGACCAGAAATCTCACCATCGTCGTTGAACACGAAGGTCTGGTTCGCCGTGCCATAGGCGCCATAGAAGTTGTAGCCGTTCGCCTTCAGGTTGGTCGCCGTGGTGACGTCCGTGACGGCGGCATAGAGGCCGGTCTGAGCCTTGAAGTCGAACGTGGTCCGACCGTTCGTGGCATCGAAGTCGATGCTGGCCGGGATCGACGTGATGAACGCGGCGTGGTTCCAGGGACCACCGACCGGGTTCAGACCAGCCGGCTCCCACATGAGGTAGGTGCCCGACAGGTTGCCCGCACGGATGAGGGCGCCGAGGCTGGTGGACGCCGCGTTGCTGAGCGCCGGCTGCGGATCGGTGTCGCGGCAGACGTACATATAACGCTTGTTGGTCGAGTTGACCCACTGCGCGAAGGCGAGCTTCTGAGCGTTGGAGCCGTTGCCACCATCCGGGTCGAACAGTGTCATGAACGAGGCCCAGTTCTGAGTCACGCTGACGATGCTCGACATGAACGCGATGGGCTGAGCGCCATCTGCCCCCTGGCTCAGAGTCGCGCCGGACGCCTGCGTCAGGCCAAGCGAGGTAGCGAGAGCACCCGAGGCATAACCAGCCGAGGCCGAAGCGCCGACATCACCCGAGTAGAGGACCAGCGAACCCGTCACGCTGTCGAACGACGCCGTGATCGGCGTGGCGATGGTCTGCAGCGTGCCGGAAGCGACAGTCTGGGCGGGGGAGACATAGTAGGTGCCCGCGAGGCCCGTACCCGTTCCCAGGCCCGTGATTTGTGTCCCGTTGGTGACGCCGGACGCCACGACAGTCTGGCCGGTGCTGATGGTGCCCGAAGCGACGGCAGAGACCGTCAGGACACCATAGGTCGCCGTCAGGGCCGTCGCGGCGAGCTGCTGAGGCACCGAGACGATGTAGGTGCCGGCGCCGCCGGTCGTGCCGCTGATCTGGCTCGTGATGGTGGTGCCGTTCGCGGCGCCGGTCACGGCGGCGCCAGGCGCCAGAGAACCGGACGACACGGTCGAGACCGACAGCGTGTTACCAGCGATGGATCCGATGAACGAAGCGTTCTGCGTGGCGATGGCGCCCGTAAAGGTCGCGTCGCTGACCTGCGTGCCGTTGAGAGCCGACTGGATGAGGGCCGCCACAGCGCTGTAGGAGGTGGCGCCAGCGAGGTTCACTGTCGCGGTGCGCGGCTGGCCATCGAACACGACCGTGAGGCTCTGGTTCAGCCCTTGCAGGGTCGTGAGCGGAATGCCGATGATCGGGGCAGACTTGAGCCACGCCGAGACAGCCGAGGACGGGTACTGCGCGAACAGCAGCGCGGTGGGCTTCTTCGTCGAATCGTCGAAGCCGAGGAAGTAGCTCTGCGCCTTTGCATACTCGGGCGACGACAGGCCGAAGAACGCGCCGACGGAAGCCGCGGTCGGGAACGACGGCACGGTGCCGATCGGCACGCGGGTGGAGTTCGTCAGCATCAACCCGTTGAGGACGAGGCCGTTTCCACCCGCAGCGAGGACGCCGGGGTTGATGTAGACGATCTGACTAGCTGGGATGGTTGCCATCTTTTGGCCTTAATCCTTGAGATTTGCCGAGCAAAAGGCGGCGTGGTACTTCCAGCGGCAGACAGCCGTGGCAGAGCGAATGCACAGTGACTTCGGTCACTGCACGCCGGTTAGGTTCCGGTCGGGTGTCTGTCGCGCGGCGGCGGGGGAGCGAACCCGCGGGAAGATGGACGTGAAGCTGTAGGCAGCGATGTCGCGGCAGCTAAGCCCGAACGATAAGTGCCGGAGTAGCGCCCGGCCCGCGCGAATTACCTCTCAGACTACCGCCAGAGAGGTGGAAGGGTCAGCGGTGGGCGAGGATCGTGACCGGCACCGCTGTGCCGACACCCAGCGCGATGGTCGCGACGAGCTTGACAGTCACGGTGTTCGCTGCCGTCACCTGGGGCTCGTAGGAGACCACGAGGCCGGATGGGAGTGACGATCCTGCGTTGATGTGCAGGGTTATGTACTCGCCATAGGTAAGGCTATCGCCCGTTGTTACCGGCGTTAGGCCCGCGACGGTTACGGTCGAAGTACCGAGCAGGGCGAGGGCAGGCGGTGTGATCGTGCCGGTGAACTTGGCGTGCGATCCGGCCGAGATGTTCGCCCGTGCCTGCGCCTGCTGGGCAGCAGTTAGGCCCTGAGTAACGTTGTAGGCGACCGCGCCATCAACGAAGTCTGTCGACGGCTTTTCCTCAAAACCGGGACCAGATCCCCGAAGAACAAGGGACTTTCGGTTCGCCACGGATCAGGCCCGCGTGACAGGCGGATTGTAATCGTATTGCAGGACGCCAGCAGCGGTCACGACCCCAACCTGCTGATAGGTGTGTCCAGCGATGGTGGCGCCTGCGGTAGCGACGGCGCCAGGCGTCGTGTCTGACAGATACGCATCGCCAGGTGTCAGACCTGTCACAGCGGTATCGAGGCCACTGAGATAGATCGTGCCGGCGCTGCCAGACGCGATAGCCGACAAGGTGAAGCCATGCGCCTGCTTACCCGTGGTCGAACCATCGGCATTGCGAACGGCCGGCGTCCCCGCGTTCGAGTAGATGTTGACGAGGGCGCCAGCCGTGATCGCCTCCGATGCCGTAATGATCTGGGTGTCGGCACCCACGCCAGTTGGCATCATGGTGATGTCGAGCTGCCCCGAGGCGTTCAGCGCGGGAACGTTGTAGGCGTTGGCCGTGCCGCCCAACAGAACGGGGACGTATTCGTAGAGCGCCTTGAGGCCCTGAGCCAGAAGGCGTTGCGGTGCGGTCAGAGCCATTATGATGCCCGATCAGGCTAGAAGGACGAGCGGGGTAGGCGCGACGAGAATTGAGGTTTCTGTCGCCGCAAAACCGAGAAGGTGGAACAAGCCCACAGTTGGCGCAGTCTGTGTCAGGGTGCCCGCAGATGCGACGTACACGGGCTGAAGAGCCGCCCACGACCACGATGGCTCCGTGACTAAGCCATTCGTCATAGCTTCAACGGAAGCGCCCTGATGTGCAGCGGTTAGCGACAAACCAGCGAAGACGTAGTCATTAGCAGTGGGTTCAGCATAAATGGCGCTACCATCCGCTGCGAGCATCAAGGCTTTATGCCCGCCCAAGTCGGTACCAGCCACAAATCGTGCGACACCACCTACCGCACGCCGCATCGACAACTGACCGATGACATAGGCCATCGCGTCGTCTGGCGTTGTGAACGTGCTGCCGTCACGCGCGGCGATGTCCATCCAAGGGATCGACGTGAAGACGAAATCGCTTTCGACCCGGCCAATCTGGACGTCTTCGCCGTTCATGCGAGCGATGAGCGACCCGGCGACGAAGGGCGTCGGGATCGTGTCGATCAGGATCTCGTTGTCGAGGAAGAAGATGCGGGTCGGCATCAGGATCCCGCATTGGTCGGATCAATGACCAGCACCTCGCTCGTGATTGAGACCGGCACCGTGGACGTCAGATAGATCTTGGCGCCGCCTGACACGAAACCGGCTTTCGGCAGCAGACGGAGTTTGAAACCAACTCGCTGCGGCTGGCCGGCGGGGTAGGACAGCGCCTCGCTGTCGTTGTCAGTGGCGACCGTGAGCCCATTGATGGTGACGTCGGTGGTGAGCGTGCCGCCCGAGATCGCCGAGGTCGCCGTGAGCGTGAACCGAACCTCGTAGAGGTCGCCTGCCGCGCGGGCACGAAGCGTGGTGCCGTCCCAGAAAGCGAAGCCGGCGAACGGCCCCTTGAGGGTGTCGCTCGTCTGCGTCGGGTCGATCTGCATCATCAGCGGCGTGCGAACGCCAGGCGACAGGTTCAGAACCGGCGACGACGTCAAAGCCACATACTGGATGTAGCCAAAGCCAGTGAACGCGGGCTGAGGCAGCGGCGTCGTGGTCGAGCCGATCACGCTGACGTTGTCGTTCTGCGTCACGGGGCCGGTGCTGCCCGGAACGGTGTCGGTTGGCGTGTCGACATCGTAGAGGGTGGCACTGATCGCGTCCGCAAAATCCTGCGCGGGCGAGGTGACCTGATTGACCTGCAGCTTCACATCGAACGAGAAGCGGTCCTCATACTGCTGCTCGCCGTCGATGAACGCCATCTGACGCGGCTCACCGACGTCGAGAAGGCCGATCCCCTTGTCGGCCCAACCCTCGCGCTGGAACCACAGCGCCGCATAGCCGTCGCGCAGCAGCGTAGTCAGCACGCCTGTGTTGTCGCCTGACGCCGGGCCATAGACGTCGATCTGGACCGTCATCTCGGTCGGCTGGGCGATCATAGCCTCACCCGTAGCCAGCGGGACGCCCGAAATAGGCGATTGCTGAGCCACAGACAGGCCGTAGACGCCAATTCCACCGGGTGAGCCAGAGGATTGCCCCGAAACCACCGTTCCGGTCTGTACGCCCGCCCCGAGAAGCCGGTTTCCGATTTGAACGGCGCCGAGGTGCATGGCCGTTACGGTCAGGGTCGAACCCGTCACCGTGCCGTCGAACGCGCAGTCGGCGTAGGTCGTCACGTTGGTCGAGAGACGACGGCGGCCGACTTCGTTCATGGTGACGAAGTCGGACCCGGCAGGCTGCGGGACGCGGTTGTCCTGGGCCTGCACGATCTCAATGCCAGCGGGAAGCTGGAGCAACATGAACCCGCGCAGGGCGGTGAAATAGTCGTCCTGCGTCGGGGTCGGACCAAACGGCACGTCAGGATCCGTTCATCGGTAGGAGTGGCGATCCTCTTTTTCTGATTTGCACACCTTCGCTCCTCAGAAGATTGGAAATCGTTTTATGCCACGCTCCATATTTCTGCTGCAGCACTGTTAGACCTAACCCTGATGCATAATCTTTCTTGAGGCTTTCCAAACCTGAAGTCCCAAGCCTGACACGCAAGTTGTCTCGATGAGGTTTGCCTTTGACGCTCTTACTGATTGCGGCTTTATGCTCTTCGGTAAGAGATCTTCCGGCTAAGCGGCGACTTCCAATGAGCAATCTTGATAAGGTTTCTCTCGTGTGGGGCGAGGCCCTGTTTCCCAAATGCGCGTTTCTATTTTTTTCTTTTGCGGCTTCTGTGTGTGCAACGCCTTTTCTACTTACAGCAAAAATCCCCATGTTATATCGAGGTTTTAAGCCGTCCATAGCTATCTGCTCATAGAGAAGCAGGTCTTTGGGTTCGCATACAATTAAAATTTTGTATTCTAGAGCACCTTCATATTTTCGGTAAGCGCGTTGGAGACCAGCACTATGATGATTGCCGCGCTTTAGGTGGTAACGGTGAGCGGACCACCTTCGCTTGCAACGCACCGAACTTCCGACATAGCAGTTACCGGAAGGAGACGTAATAGAATATATTCCGCATGTCATAGCCAATTATACGGCGTTAACTTGCTGGGTGCAAGCTACCTTGACCCAGTCGGGCCACTGCTCCAGCACCATGGTCGTCAGATTGACCGTGCCGTCCGGCAGTGTGATGAGGTCACCGCCCTTTTGGTTTAGGCGGGACACCCCGTTAAGCGAGCCCGACAGGTACATCGTCCGCATTGAGCCCTGGATGTTGAGGCCGTCGAGCTTGCGGAGGTCGGTAGAGGTCAGCGCCTGGACCTGCGCCGTCATCGTGACGGGCGCCGCGTAGCTGGGAACGCGCTTACCGGCTGAGGTCGTGGTGTAGCCCGTCGAGATCTGAACCTGCACGGGGATGTCGGGGTTCACCGACGAGATGGCCCCGCGGACAATGGCGTGCAAATTCATCGTGCAAGCCGTCCGATGGCGAAGCCGATCGCAAGGCCGAGGATGAAAAACCCGACGATGACGTAGGCCATGAAGTCAGCGTGGTCCATCAGTCAACCCGATGATCGATCGAGTTCGACATATGACCCGTGTCAATCAGGGGCTTGTCGAAGCCCTTGCGGTCAACGGTGCTCTGAGCCAGTGGTGGGCTCGTCAGGTTGACGATGCTCTGCCGAAGCTGGCCAGCGATGGCGCCACCAGCCTGATCCAATGTCTTGGCGGCGTCGAAGTCGTTGGCCTTGAGAAGGTTGGAGACAGCGCCAGGCCACTCACCCGACTTGTCCGCGATCATGCCACGGAAGAAGGGGCGGGGCGGCTGTCCCTTGTCCGGCCGACCGAACTCATTGAGCGCAGCCACCATCGGCACAGACGTGCCATCAGGATAGGTAGCGCCCGCCAGAAAGCCGACGTCAACCTTGCTAGCCTTCGTGGCGTTCGTGGCGATGTGCTGAAGGGCAGCGGCAAGCTTGGTGCCGCCGATGACGGAGGCCATCAGCACCTCCCCACGCCATAAGGCCAGAACCCTGTGGGTCGCTGGAACCCTGGAATGTACCGCGCCGTCCTGAACCGCGCCGTGGCTTGCCAGAATGACAGCCCGAACCCCGTCTGCGCAAACCAAGACGCCGAGCCGGGCAGGCCTCCGAGGTCGGTCGAAACGCTGACTGACCCTTCCGACGCGCTGCTCACCCGCCCCACAAGGCCAGACGGTGCCTGCCCGTTGGTGCCATAGATCAACTGCGAGACATGGGCTGTCAGCAGCCACAGCAGCGTAGTCTGCGTTGCCACATCCGACACAGGCCCTGTGCCGTCATTGGCGAGGTAGAGCGTCGCCTGATTGAAGGCGTTGACGAGCTGCGCGTCCGAGAGCGTCGCGAACTGCGGATAGGCCGCTTTGAAAGCTTCCGAGTCGAAGGTCGCGACGACACCCATGTCAGATCACTTCGCGGGCGTAGCAGCCGGGGCAGGCGGGGCGACCTTGGCGGCCGGCGAAGCCGCAGGCGCCTCAGCCGTCACGGGAACCTTCAGCGGAGCGCTGGCGGTCAGGACCGGAGCAGCCGCAACAGCAGGCGAACCCGTCCGCATGTCATCGGACTTCACCGGACCAGGCTCCGTCACGGTCGACCCCTTGCCAGCATCAGACTTGCCAGCATCGACAGCACGCTTCAAGGCGGGCTCGAAACCATACTCGGTTTCCGGCTCATCCTCAGTCATGTCATAGACCTTGCCGTCCGTGGTGCCGGCCTTCACGTCGTCAGCAGACGCGATGAAGCCCTGACCGCTCGCATCAGCCCACGCCTTGTATGTCGCGGCGTCAGTGTCGCTGAGATCGTTGACGCCAGGACGGAGGACGAAAGACTTCAGCGCCGGGCTGTTGCCGGGATGCTCGGGATCGGGGTGCGGCTCGGAGATGTTGATGCCGATCGGCAGGGTCGACTTGATGCGCATGGTGGAATGTCCTTTAGGCAGCGTCTGCCCTGCTGATCTTGCGAGCGAATTCGGAAGGCGGACGATCGGGGTTGAACGGCTCCATGCCGCTCATCACGTCGACCTTCTCCTTGGCGATCCCCTCGACGGTGTCCTGCTTCTCAAACGCGATGAGGAAGCCGGTCTTCAGCGGAGGGAAGTCCTTGTTCTGAGCGACCCACTTGTCCCAGAAATCCTTGGGGACGTAGGTCAGGGCATAGCCGCCGATTGTGCCGCCGTCGTTAGCCTGCCGAGCGCCGACGATCTTAGCGTCAGGCACCCGAGCGTGATGACGGGAAAAGCCCTTCACGACGTAGGTCTCGGCATCAGGCGACGGATCGAAAACCCGAAGCTTCTCCTGGTGGACCGCGCCGCCGACGTTGGCGTGGACGACGTGGTCGACCTGAAGCCGCAGAGAGAGCGGCATAGCCAGCTTGGAGCCGACGACGACGGTGGTCCCACCAGCCATGTGTCAGACTCCCAGCATCTGGGCGGCGGCGAGCGGATACTTGATGATCGCGCCGAAAGTGGTGCCAGCGACCTTCTGCTTGGAAGCCGAAAGCTCACGGACAACCGGGAACTCCCGAAGCTTCTCACCGAAGCCGCAAAAGCCGACGTCGTTGCCGTCGTAGCTCTTGGCCCAAAGCTGGATCAGATTTCCGGCAGCGGTGGCATAGCGCGGGTCGGTGATGACCGTGAGCTTGAACACCTTGTCCAGCATCTGCTGAGCAGTCAGGCCGAACGAGTTGGTCGAGCCGAGGGCGAGCGCAATGATCGGAGGGCCGACCATGACGATTTCTTCGGCCGGATCAATGTAGCCGGGCGACTGGCTGATGAGCTGAGCGACCAGAGCCTGAACGTCGACCGTGATCTCGTTAGGAGAGGCCACCACGATGCCGTTGTTCACCCACTTGGTACCGCCCGCAGCCTTGGTGGACGGGGTGAGCGCCGCCGAGAGGTTCGGGTCGTTGATGATCCCGTAGCTCTGCAGGCCGGCGATGCCGAAGTGGTAGGAATAATCGGCGAACTTGTCCATGACCTTGGTCGCAGACAGCTTCATCTCCGAGACGTAGTTGAGCTTGGCGAGACCAGCCAGTTCGGTGGCCTTGTCGCCATACTCAACGATCGTCTGGTAAGAGAACGACTGGCGGAACGCGAAGTCGGTGTTGACGTTCGTGTTGCCGTCGTCGTTGAAGTCGCCGTAGCCGACGACACGACCCGTGTTCTCAACGATCTGGAACTGAGCGGTCGTGGTGGTCCAATCGCCGAGCTTCTTCTCGCCCAGGATTTCAGCGCCCTTGTTCGGGGTCTGAAGAACGCGCACCACGTCGGGATCGACGAAGGTGGTGGCGAAGAAGGGAACACCAGCCGAGGGCGTCGTCACCAGCGCAGGCTGGGCGTCGAGCGCCATCATGATCTTGTCCGACAGCGTGTAATCGCGGCGGAACTCATCCGGCAGGAAGTCCTGCGCGATGGTGACGATGCCCCAGTCGCGCTTCAGATCGTCAGGAATAGGATTGTGGTACGTCATGGGCCGAGGCGCCTTTCAGGTTCAGCCCGGGATGAGCTTGTTGACGATGGTGATTTCGCCGGCCGCACAGGCGAGCTTCGCGTACCAGCCCGTCTCGACAGAACCGGAAACGGTCGTGCCAGCGGCGGCGAACGACCACGTGCCATTGGTGGTGTTGGCGAACGCCTTCATGCCAACCGCAACAGCGGACGAGCCGAAGTTCTTCACGAACAGGTCGCCGTTATCGAACAGTTCTCCGACAGCGAAACCTGCGGGGATCGTATAGCCGTAGGTTGTCAGATAGGTCGTGATCAGTGCCTGCATGTTGCGATGCAGGATGCCCGTGGGCAGGCCACTGCCGCTATTCGACAGGATCTGGCCCGTGGCGCTATCCGCCCAGCAAGCGAGACCGATCGTCAGGCCGTTAGGGCCAGCAGAGAAGCCGCCGGGAGGCGCCACAACCGAATGGCGCGGGTTGACCGAAGCGAAATCGCCGGGAAGGCCGATCGCGGGGTTGACGTTTACAGAGGTGGGGAAATCAGCCATGTCGACCTCACTTCAGTCGGCTGGAGTTCGGGAACGACTTGGCGTCGTAGGTGATGCCCGAGGGGGCAGCGTCCTGAGCGAGATGCCGGCGGGGCTCGGCCTTGGCCTTGATCGCCTGCCCATGAACCTCGACGAGATCGGCCAAGGCATCGGGGTGCTTGCCCTCGTGTTTCACCTTGAGAATGTCGAGCGCGGCACGGTGGACGGCCTCGGCGCTGTCGCAGGCCATGGCGATCTCACCGACGTAGGGACGGACGAAGCGCTCGGCGTCGCGAATGGCGTTGGCCTGCTTCATCGCGTCGGTAGCCGCATCCTTGCGGGCCTGTGCGATGGCAGCATCCATGGCTGGCTTGGTGATCACGGGGACCTTGTCCTTGTCGGAGTCCTGGGCGCTCGGAGCAGCCGGCAGGCCCTTCTTGCGGCGGTCTTCGGCGCCGTCGTCATCGTCGCCCTTGCCCATCATCGACTTGACCTTGGCCATCTGCTCGTCGGTCAGGACGCCGCCGAGGTAGGACATGAGGGCGTCCATGTCGGGGGCATCGTTGCCATCAGGGTCGGGGGCAGCGGCGGGATCGGGATCGGCCACAGCAGCGGCGATGTCGTCGCTCTCCGACTTCATCAGTTCGGCGACTTCCTCGACGACGGCCTGAACATCGGCCTGGTCCATGTCGGCATCTTGGCCGAGCTTCGGACGGACAGCAGCGTCAAACGCCTTGGCGATCGTGCTGGCCTTCGCCTTGAGGTTCTTCGCCGTCACTCCCTTGAGAATGGGCTGAAGGTCGATCTTGGCGTCCTGCGCCAGCCGAGGCTTGGCGTAGGCCATGAGTGCGCCACGCGCGACGTCGGCCGTGCGGGATAGTACAGCCGTCTTCGGCATGGGAAACGTCTCCTTGAGGGAACGTGGTTTGGCGTCTAGGACGCGGACGTCTGAGCCCGCGCGACCTTCCTTGACCATCGCGACGTGGTTGCCGCGGATGTTGCGCATGATGCCGTCGTACTGCTCACCATCAGGCGTGCGGCCGGCGGCCATATCGGCTTTGTAGGCGTAGGCCGAGGACAGTTCCTCATGTTCGCCACTGTCGATGGCGTCGATGGCTTTGCTCGGCCAGATGTCAAGCGTGGCCATGAGAAACGGCGGCTTCCACTGCACACCGGACACGGCGCCGACCGTGCGGTCATGGTCGTGCTTGGCGGCGCTGACCGGGTTGTGGCCGAACAGCAGGGGCTTGCCGTTGAAACTATCGGCGGCTTTCTCAAGCTCCTCGGGATGGCGCCACATCTTGTAGATGCGGTCAGCCTTGAGCCCGAGGCTCTGCCAGTCAGGGATTTCGCGGCCGAGATAGCCGCAAACGTTGGCCTTGCTGATCGGCGTCAAGCTGACGTGCATGTGGCCGTCGTCGTCCGATCGGCGAACAGACGCGCGGTCGAGCGCGATCGTGGTTTCGGTCATGCGAGACCGTGCTTTCTGTGGTAGCGTTGGGCCTCAACTTTTCAGGAGGCGGTGATGGAGTGGATGCCCCTCAACAAGCCTCCTCGCGAGAAGGGCTTCTACGTTGTCGAGAACACCGCAGACGACGGTGACGGCATGACAGATGTTTGGCTAGCGACGATCCAGTGGGATGGCCGGCGGTGGTGTGGGTCTACGCTGAATGCGGCTCGCTACAACCTCAAGCGCTTCACCTACAAGGTTTCACCGACCGACGCTGATTTGTGATCAGGAGGCGACGATGACCGACGAAGAGCGGGATCTGCTTAGAAACTTGGCATGGGCCGTCAACATGATGATGACTTATGGCCCAAGATCTTTTTCCAAAGATCAACTAAGGGTGTTGAACGCAAATATCAAAGCAGCAGGACTTTTTTACCCGTCTCCTGAAGACGCAGAAAAAGACCCGAGGCTGAGTTACTACTTTGGGGCACCCGACCCGATTAGGTAAATGTGCGGGCTCACGCAGCGGGTGAAGTGACCGCGCGCCCGCTGCCGGTGTTTGCCCACCGCCGGCTGGGGCTCACGCCTATGGACAACTCGGCGTGAGGTTGAAACTCAGGACGTTTTCAGCTTGCCGCTTTGTGGGCCGGTCGGACCGACCGGAGAATTGAGAGCCCGATGTAGCTCCCATCCAGCCTCGATCCGTCCGCGAAGCGTGTTTGAGGGCAACCGGTACTGCCGCGCCAAAGTGGCGAGAGGAACCGCCTTGCCATCGACCATGATAACCCGTGTGTTTCGACGGTTGACCATGTTTTCGGCCGGCATAACCCACCGGCAGTTTTCAGGGCCATATCCTTTGTCGTTATCCACCCGATCTAATTGATGGCGAGGTGTCGGTCGTGGCCCCATGCTTTCGTAAAAGGCTTCATAAGTTGCCCAACTAGGGTCAACTGAAATGCCCCTTGCGCCATAGTCGTTGAACCGTCTATCTGCGGTTCTGTCGCAACGGCTGCGCATAGCATGATAGATACTGTACTCAGCCGACCTACTACCGTGCCTAGAATGGCCGTGCGTGGTATGACGAACGGTGGATGCTTCACGATTGAGACACCCGCAGCTTTGCGAGAGTCCTTTCGCTAAAGAAACTTCCAAAACCTCTTTTTCATTCCCGCAATCGCACAAACAGAACCAGCGCCATCTAACTGCTTGCCGCTTCCCCACCAACTGCGGCGGCGCTTCGGCCTTTACGATCCAACGTCCGAACCTGTCGCCAACAGCGACTTTTCGAGCTACCTTGCGCTCAGCCATCTCGCACTCCTATGCGGGCTGGTTAGAGCCGCCGTAGGTGTTGCAAGCGCCTCGGCGGCTCGCGCAGTATAGCATCAACTGAAGCCGCTCACTACCGGTCGACACAAACATCTGCATCGGATGAGCTGGCCGGGGAACACCCATTCCCGCTCGTCCTCGTCCCACATGCCCTTAGCGACGTCGTAGCGCTTGCCGTTCATGCCGACGTGGGCGGGACGGGGCTTCTTTCCGGCGCTGGAGTGCAACCACACAGCTTCGGTGATACCCGACTCGATTTGGCGAGCGCGGGTGAAAGCCGCTGTGGCCTTGTTGTTCTGGTCACGCGAAATGAACGCCGCCCGGCGCTCGCTGACGCCTGCGATCTCTCGCAGATCCTTTGATAGCGCCCCGAGATCTCGGCCGGTCTGAACGGACCGCATGACGGCCTGCTCCACCTTGGCCATGTGCTGCTGCGGAATGGTCTTGATCAGGCTCGTCGCCTGGCTCACCGTAGCCTGCGCAATGTCGCGCTGAGCCGCCGTCATCTGGAACTCGACGCTGATCCCGGCGTCCTTGAGGATCTTCTTCAGCGCCTCGTCAGAGCGCTTGCCGACTGCCTTGGCGAACCACTCGCCGAGCTTGACGCCTGCCTCGTCGAACTTCGTCGTCCACCGCTTTGTGAGCCGGCGGATGGCCCTCCGAAGAATGTCGGCTGGCGTCGCATCCTGCGCAATCTCGGGCTGATTTGCCTTGTACGTTGCCCTCACCCACCACAAGCACGACGCGTGCATCTTGGCGATGAGCGCTCGCAAACGCCGACCGAATTCGGCAGCGATGCCTGCGTTAGCGTGGACCGGCTTGAGCGTCTTTGGCTTGCTTCTCACGCTCGGCATGGACGACTTTCGCCACGTTGAATGCGAATTGGAGCGCGTCCATGCAGGCCTTAGCCTCGACGTAATCGCCGCGCCGCATCGCCTCTATGGCTTCACGGAACAGCTTGCGGAAGTGGGCAACACGCTGGTTTAGATCGTGCTCAGGCTTAGGCCCCGTGTCGAACAGGGGCTCGCCTCCGACAATGTCGCCCAGCGTGAAGCTAACCACCCACTACCCCGCGCCGAACAGCCTCTCAATGTCCTCGGCGCCGCTCTCGCCCTTCGGCTCAAGCCCTTCGGCCTCTTCCTCTTCAAGGTCAGGCACGTCGTCGACATCCAGCCCAGGATAGCGGCTGTCGGGATCGTCGGCAATGTTCTGCCGCACCTCCTCAGGGCGGAGCACGCCATGGTCGATGCGATCGCTGTCCGTGCGGCCCTCGATCTCTTCGACCTCGGCCCTCTCCTTCTCCGACATGGCCCAAAGGGGCTCAAAGTCGAAGCGGATGTCAGGGTCAATGTCGCCGAACTCGCTCAACTGAATCACGTCGAGCACAACATGCATCGGATCGCGGACGTGATCTTCCTGCGCGGCATGCATTGCGTCGTAGAAGACGCGGATCTCACCGTCCGACGAGGCGTTGAGCCCCGAAGGCTGGATCCCAGCATACTTCACCATGGGCTGCCCGGCCATGGCGACGACGTACTCAAAGGCCTGTGCCTGGATGCGATCAAGCCCATTGATGGGAGCCGCCACGTTGGCAAACTCCTCGCTGTCCTTGTCGATGACCAGCGTGCCGAGGTTGTTCCGATAGTAGTTAAACGCCGACACGCGGCCATCCAACCCAGCCTGATCAACCTGCACAAGGCCGGTCGTTCCGCCGCCGCTGCCGCCCTGGATCTCAACGCCCATGTTGGTCTTCAGCACGAAGACGTTGAACGAGTGGACCAGATCCGCAACGTTGTTCGCCGTGCGAAGCCACCGCTCGACGTAAGGCTCGCAGAGCTGCGTCAGCGACAAGCCGCCGAAGCTGTATGCGGGCTTGAGGATGTCCGGCACCTCGCGGCCGACAATCGTCAGCATGCGAGTGGCGTGGATTTCCTTGCCCATGATCCACCACGATGATGGGCGGTAGAAATCCGGCGAAAGCGGGTTCCGAGCCTCATAGTTCTTCGCATAGACCCACAGCGGGTCGATGGAGCGAATGGCCTTCAGCGAGCCCTTCTTGACCTTGGCACGCATGCCGCGCTCGCCAGGGTTCCCGATGGGCTGCGCAAGCTCGTCGTCAACAGCCCCGACGTCGATGAAAATGTGACCGCGCCCGAGCAAACCGTCGTAGCGGATCGCATCACGAAAGGCGTCGCGGACCTTGAACCGCGCCAGAGCAGCGTTGATGCCGTCGATGCGGTCCTGCTTGGACCCGTCGTCACCCGTCGCTGTGACCTTGATCCAGCGGCGGGTCATCTCCGTCGCGGGAACGTCCGAGATCTTTCGATACTCTGGCCGCTGCGCCCAGTAGGCCAGCACCGTCATCGGGATGGCGGCGCCGATGCCACCGAAGTTCTGCAGGTTCGCGCCGTAGCTCTGAGAGGCCCAGCTTGAGGAGAACGCCGAGGCGTCGTCCATGGCCAGCGCCTTGCCTTCAGGCACCACGCCGACCGGCGGCTTGGCCGGAGCGAAGATGCTCGCGATGTCAGGCTCATGAACAGCACTGGCTCGCCTGCCGTAGATGGCAGCGGCCTCAGTGCCGAAGCGGATAGCCCTCTTGACCAGCGCGACCGGACCGCGCCCCTTGCTCAAAATGCCCTCTGCATCGGGGTCTTGAAGCGAGCGACCGCCTCGGGGGTAAACCGGATCATACGCCGCTCCGGTTCCAACATCAGATCCGACATCGCCCACACCATGGCGTCGGCCCGGTCGGGCGAGCGCTCGCCGACGTAGCCGGACGACGAAAAGTTCACGAGCTGGTCTTCAAGGTCAGGAAACCGCCCAACGTGATGGGCATGACCAGCATCATAGAGGGCCGCGATAGGCTCAGCCCGAACATGCTTGCCGCGCGAGGCGGTGATGAGTTTGACCGGGACGCTTTGGCGGGCTGTGCGGATCACAGCCTCAACCATCGCACCACCGAAGTTCTTCTCAGCTACGATGGTGTCAGCGTTCCAGTCGTCGAACGCCTTGACCGCGGCTCTGGCCCACTGATCGGGGCCAGCCCGGAGCGTGAGGTCGGCCAGAACGTATGCCGCGTTCCCGGCCTTCCCGACAACGCTGAGGCCGATCATGTCGGATCGGGTGTCTTCCTCGCCTGCAGCACCGGAAGGGTCTACAGCGACCACGACACGGCCGATGCCGAGGCGAGCCAGAGTGTCGGCCGGCTTCTCATCCTTGATTGCCTCGACCCGACAGGCCTCTAGCTTGTCGTAGCCCCAGAGAGCGCCGTCGACTTCGGCAACGAAGTGACCCTCATAGAACCGCCGCCGCTGTTTTTCGGGCAGGTTGGCAAGGGATCGGAGGAAAGTCGGGTCTAGGTTTTCAGCGTTGTCGTTCGGGTTAATGAACGCCCGCTGATAATCATCCGCGTCCGGCATCTCCTTGCGGCTCTGCGGATCGCGGTGCTCAATGAACTCGTGATAGGTCCAGTGGCCGGTGCCGGCCGGGTTCATGTCGTAGTAGGCGCGCTGCTTGAGCCCTACGCCGGTCTGAGCCAAGCGTGTTCTAGCCACCAGCACCGACGAATAGGGTATCTGCGAGCACTCGTTGAAATAGAGCGTCGCGAATTCCTGGCCGAGGATCTTTTCGACCCGCTCCTTATCGTCCAATCCGCCAAGCCAGATTTGCGAACCGTTCGGCAGTTCAAAGAACCCATCCTGACGGTGCTCAGTGAGCTTCACGCCAGGGAAACAGGTCGAAACCACCTTGGGCAGCGTGTCGAGCCCGATCGATGATCGAACCGCGTTTGCCCTAAAGCGCAAAATGGCGTGTCGGGATCCCTCGCCTCGCAACGCCCTTACCAATACAGCGCGGGTGAGCAGAAAGGTTTTGCCCGACCTAGCGCCACCCGCAATCAGCGTGTGCCGTTGCGGACCTTCTAGAAGCCTCTGCGCCCTGACCTGTCCAGGGTTTGGATTATAACTCGGCGTCGCCGGACGCGATGACGATTTGGAACGGACCGTCGTCGCCATTCGTGTGTTCGATGCTCGCGAGCTTCGGGTGCATGAACGGCGCCGCATCCTTGGCGATGGTGGCGGCGGATGCGTAAGCTTCAGCGGCAGGCTTGGATGGCTTGCCCTCGTTCTCCTCCACTGCCTGTCGTGCGGCAGTGTGGAAATAGCGCATCGCGTCCAGCATCACCTCTAGCGGTGATGTGCCGTCCTTGCTGAGCCGCTCTGCGATCTCTCGCGTCCGAACCGTTGCCGAGCTTGGCTTACGGCCGGCGCCTTTACGGGCTCCGCCGCGTGGCATCTGAAAACCTAGTTTGAATGATTGAAATCAATTTGAATGCACTACCGGCCTATCAGGGCCAGGGCCGATGCGGGGGACAATGGCGTCCACGTAGGGGTCGACAAACTCGCGATAATAACCCGGGCTCGGCCTATATCGATCTGCCTGCCTCGCCAGACTCTGCGCTTCGGCCTGCTGTGCAGCTTTCCGTTCTGCGGGGGTCAATCGAACTTCCATCCGAAACCCCACCAGAGCACGAGAACTACAAGGCCGAAGAAAACGGCGACTGGACCGATGATTTAGACGAGGTAGGTCACGACACAACCCGCTCAAGAACCACGCGAGAGGTGTAGCAGGGACGACGATACGGGAACAGCCGTATATAGGGCTTTGCCGCCTTGCGGAGCAGAATGCTTTCCCGCCTAGGGATGAGAATGCGATCCGGCTTGAGTTGATCCGTCATCGCCATCAGATCGGCGAAAAGCTTAGCGATGTCGGCCAATGTTTTGGCCGGATCGCCCTTGGCCCAAACGTCAGTCACAGGATGCCGAATAGATGCAACACGAGAAAGAGCAGCACGACACCGCCGAGGCTGATACCTCCGAAGCCAGCGCCGCCATAGTAGCCTGAGCTCATCCCCCAGAAACCGCCGCCGAAGACCATCAGCAGCACAATGACGAGGAGGATGGTCAGCATGAAGTTGCTCAATCTTTGGCCGAGGGTGCTCGCCATGACAACGGGCTAGGATTTTCTGGCTTACAGGCAACGCAGCCTACGGAGCGGGCTCCAACCCTCGAAACTTGGTGGCAGGAGCAGGATTTGAACCTGCGGCCTCGTGGTTATGAGCCACGCGAGCTACCCGACTGCTCTATCCTGCTCAAAGGCGATAAACCGCCATCCGTGCCCTTGCGCGGGCCGGTCAAGGCTAATCTCTAGGGATGATCGGCATACACGAGAGGCCGACAGAAACCGAGCTTCGCCTGCGGACTAGGTCCGTTATCGAATTGCTTGCATATTCAAAAACCGATTGCAAGCACTTTGTCGCAAAACTCTGGGCTAGGCCACGAGTTCCACAGCGTCCATCGGCAGATCAACAGGACCAAGCCAACCCATAAGGAGCTTAACCCGCTCTCCGATTGTCATGTCAACGATACCGCGAAATGACTCGAATGGTCCGTTGAGGATCCGCACCTCATCACCCTTCTTCACTTTGGGCGGACGGATCCGCGTCTCGTCGAACTCGCCATCAGCCTGGGCCATGCCGAAGCGCTCGACTTCGCCCATAGGTACTGTGACTGGTTCATGGCTGATTGATAGGCGAACGAGGCCACCGAGACCGTCAACACGCTCAAGGGATCGCAGGTCGCCCTTGCCGATTTCCTCGGGCCGGAGAAACCCATAAGTGCCAAACAGCGGCTTTTCGACCGCGACCTTCTTGGGCTCGCCCTTTTTTGGATGCTTCACCTGCTGCCAAACGGTTCCCATCGGGCAGTTGAAAGCCCAGCCCCGCTCCTTGCAGCCTTTCTGGACCTTAGCGTGCATGCGAGGCGAAAAGCTTGTCACCAGCCATCGGTGCTGAAGTTGAAATCCTTTGGCAGGGTCGAAGCGGTATGTGGCGTTGGGGTTGGTGATGCCGGCCTTCTTCAAGTCCTCACGGATCGCTTGAGGGTCACACTGGCGGATAGCCTCGCGGTGCTGTGCTTGCGCCAAGAGCGCGACGTAATGGTCGTGGATGCTCAAGGAGCTACTCCGTCTTTGAGGGTCACTCGGCGATCCGCCTCGGCGAGCAGGTCTTCGGCACGATCAATCCACATGGGAACATCGAAGCATCGCGCACCAGCCGCTACATCTGCTGACATCAATATACCTGCAAGATGCGCCAAGCGCCATGCCTGACCGCTCGGGTTCTGAGCTTCACGCCATTCGCCGAATGCCGCACCTTTGATGAAGGCTTGGATCTGCGCGAGGCTGATGCTGGCGGCGGTGATATCAGCCGGAAGGTCGGTCAAGCCTGCTCTCCCTGCATGGTGGTGGCGGGTACGAGGCGGAGGCGCGGCAGCTCAGCGGCTTCGATCCCGTAATCGTCCAGCATGCTGCCGCTGTAGGTGACGTCGTAGCCGAGGTAGTCGGATAGCCGGGCACGGTAGGCTTGGTCGGTCTCGGACCAGGGTTCCGTGCTGGCGAGGGGCAGGGGGGCGGCGGTGGAGAGGGCGGAGGCGGCTGCGGCGTAAATCTGACCTACGGCATAGATCGCGGTGTCGAGCGCATGAACCGTTTGTTCGGCATCCATCGCGGGGGTCCACGCCTTGCGCTTGCGGATTGGATTACGAGCCCGCACACGGCCATCCTCGGCCTCGACCCTCATCACCCTACCCTCGGCTTTGATTTCGCCGCCTACGGGCTCCGCAGGGGCATCTGGCACATGCGGGGAATTTCCCCTCAACTGCCTCTGCCCCAAATCCTCCGCTGCCGCTTCGACCGCTGCTCGGTGGGTGTCGTCGCGGAATGGGCCACGAGTGAGGGTATCGAGCATGTCACGCATGGGGGTTCTCCGTGATGGTGGGGGCGGCGTAGACGTAGGCCTCAGCCGTCTTGGGCCAGTAGCTGTCGCAGCGGTCGAGGCCGGCGCGCTGGGCGTCAAAATCGGCGTACCACTGCCAATTTGATGGCTCGGTGCCTCTGGCCTTGTTGCGGTGGCAGGAGGAGCGGGACGGGCAGGCGGTGGAGGTGCAGAGAGCGATGTCCGGCACGTTACGCCTCCCCGGTCTTAGGCGGTGCTGGAGGGGTGTGGATCTCACGGACGTAACCGTGGGCCGTGTCCGGCTCGGGTGAGCAATCGCCGGACGGCCCCTCTGGCGGGATCGTCCAGTGCGTTAAGGCATCCGTGTGGTAGCCGAAGCGTCCAGCGGCCTCCTGGCCCCACCAGCAGTGGCCTGACTTCGTCGCGGTCTCGTCGACCTCGTCATCCCAAGCCAGAATGACCCGAAAGCCACCAATGAGGCGCGCGTTCGTCGCCAGGATCTCAGTGCCATCCTTGGGCGCTTCAGACATGGGGCGCCATTGCACAGCCCCCACACCCGCAGCGATGGCAGCGTCGGCGAGCTTGAGCCAGTAAGGATTGTCCTCGTAGTAGTCGTCACCTGCTGCGTAGGCGATCGCCCGCGCCACCCGTTCCTGTAGATCGTTCATGGCTGGGTCTCCCCGAGGATGGCGTCACACATGGCGCGCCAGTTGATGGCGGACCGATCCTCCATCGCGGCTTCGCAAAGCCACTGTTCGGTGCCGGCCACTTCCATCTCGGTGGACGGCTCCCTGATTGCCCTCACCATCGCCTCGGCGCACCGGGCGTCGACGTAGGCCTGGGCATCCTCCTTTTCGACGAACTCGCCAAGATTGATCGCTAAATCCCATGAGGTATTTTCCTCAAGGACGTACGGGCCTGCGGGTCCGAAATCGGAGATTCGATACCTCTCCCTGCACGCTTTCAGCGCCTCCACGATGCGCTGGAGATCGGGGGTCATGGGCGGATCTCCGGGTCCCGAGCACGATCTTCAATGGCCTTGATGAGATCGTAAGTCTTTGGCGCGGACCGGCCTCTCGGGAAGTCAGGCCCAACCTCTTCCGCGAAGCAGGCCACGAGATCCGGCCAGAACTCGACAAAAAGCTTCCACCGAGGCGATACGGCAGACATCGTCGTGGCGAACCGCTCGGGCGTCCACTCGGGGAAAAGTGCCAGCAGCCGAAGGCACCTACCGAGATCACCGCCGTCGCTGGGCGTCCAGGGGCGCTGGACGACCGCGCCAGACATGGCGCCTGCGATCGCCTCCGAGCTGACGCCGTGATCGTCGCCCGTGTACCATTCGAGCAAGCGCAGTGCGTATTTGACGCTCACGCCACCTCCTCCTCTGCAGGCTTCTCAGGACACAGAGCGCCACGGGTGATCATGCTGCCCTCGCTCATTGGCTGAAGATCCCGTTGGCCTTGTCGAACGACACGGTGATGTCGCCCAGCCGCCCAGCCTCGGGCTGGTAGCGGATCTTCTTCACCATGACGGCGGTGGTCGTATCGAAGCGGGG